AAATGACGGCTTTCTCCTCGCTCTCAACGATCTCGTCAAGGTCCGCGAGAACAGCATCTATCTTCGCTGAGTGCATTTGATAGTCCTGGCCCTCTTCGTTACGAAGATAACCCGAACAAAGCTGCTGCAACCTTACGAGACGTTTAAGTGTGTGGTCAACGCTGACCTCGCCTGCTTGCTCATGGTATAGCAACCATTCCTTGACCAAGGTATCGTATGCTTTTCTGGCCCCCTCAGGCAAATCGACCATACGTTCGACTACTTGCCAGGTGTCCGGTCCGAACACGTCCTCTCGGCGCACAATGTCAGCATCGGCGTTGAGCATGCCCCGGAGTTCGGGGACGTTGTTATGACCTATGATCTTAGAGGGGTAAATAGCATCTCTAATCAGGTATCGCTGAGCAAAAGGCGTCCAGGTCCGTCCCCACACCTCGGGGTGGACTAGGGTCATCTGGGCCCATAAATCGCCGTAATGATTTGGAGAAGGAGTACCAGTAAGAATGCGAAGAAAAGTAGGACTGGTAGCCAGTCGTCTTGCAGCCTTTGACCGAGCACTCTGAGGGTTTTTAAGAAGGTGGCTCTCATCGAATACTAATCCTTGTGGCTTCCACTTTTTGAGGGCAAAAAGCAGGTCGGGCAGTTTGTCGTAGTTGAGAATAACGGCCCCGTCAACGCCCTCATAAAGGGCGCTCGCAGCCTCTACAAGCGACGCTAGATACAGAGGCTGACTTCTGATACCCTGCTGCTCCAACTCGCCCTTCCACACTCCGCAAACGCTCAAGGGCGCTACGACGAGGGAATTTTCGCCAGGAATCAAGTTCGCCATCATCGTCGTAGTTGCCAATGTTTTCCCCAAACGGGGTGCCGCAAAGAGAGCACGCTTCGGGTATCGTACCGATTCCTCGATGACCTTTTTTTGCCACGGGTATAGCTCCATTCAGTTAGGCTTTCCTAATTGGTAATTTTCATTGAGTTAACGCAAACCGCAAATACCCCTATATACAGGGCGTTTTGCATAGTTGCGGAAACTCATTGGGCATTTTTGAAAAATTCAGCCGCGTACGTTTCGACAGTTCGGATACTCACGTCGCCCAGGGCTTCCATAACCTGCTTGTTTGTGGCATCTGGCTTTTGCTCCAAAAACTCAAATACTCGCTGTCTGTTTGAGACATGAATCTCTCCCACTTCATCTTGGTCAAACTCCATGGGAGCCTCTGGTTCGTCGTCGATGTCCTCTATTCGCTTGGGTACAACGATTTTGAGAGGAATATCTTGTCCGTTCTCGTCACGCTCAAGTTGGACGGTCCCGTGTTCGTCACGAAATATCTCCTCGTGCCCCTCCAAGCGCATGAGTCGATTAGGATTGTACAGATTCGTCTTGTGTACCCTAATGCCGAGGTAACTTTGCTTCGGGGCACGTTTGGCCTCCAAGAGGCAACGCGCCACATTTTCCATTTCCGTGGACCCAAGGAAGGCTCCGGCTTTGTTCGTATGAAACACACCGAATATAGTACATCCTGTCTCGTGAGCAATGGCGAGGAGCGGAGCGAGGGAATCGCGGGCTTTCTCTGCGGCATTTTGGCCTTCCTTATGCTCGAAGTGTGTGTAGATGGAGTCAATGTACAAAAAGTCTATTTGTGACTCTAGTATCATCGTGCGGATAGTCTCAGAGTCGCGGGGGAACTTCAGCTTGCCGGGGTTTACAACATCGTAGCACATCGCTCTCTGAGCGCCTGCTAAGATTGCTCTCCCAAAAAAGCGAGCGGGTGGTTCCTCTGTTCCCATGTAACAGAACTTGCGACCCTGGCGGTTTGTCTCTGCACACAACCAAGAGCCTGCGGAGGACTTGCCGATGCCCCCGGGGCCGTACATAAGAACCAACTCTGCACACGGCACAAAGCCTCGCACGACCCATTCGATGGTGGGGCCGACCAATTCAATCTCGGTGGCCGAGCGGAGGCTTGGGTGTATAAGGTCGGCCGTCTCTTCACGCTTTGCCTCCCAACGCACGGCAGAACGTGCGATGCGCCGGAAGTCGGTGGTCGTGTAGGGACGACTCTCGTCAACCTCTGCAAGCGCCATCTGAGGTCCCCCTTCGAGCACCCCTAGTATTGCTTTTTCAGTTAGCGCCTCTCGACCTCGCAGATAGCCTGCGAGGGAGACAAGAAACCTGTCATGTTCACCGGAGGGAATGCCGTCGCGCTCCTCAATGCTTTCTGCACGCGACGACTGTGTTGCCTTGCACAGCAACCATTCTGGGGCAGGCGGCGGCTCAACAGCATTCACGATGTCGTATGATACATCGTTTACAATAGAGCCCGGACCCACAGCGTATCCCAACGCCTTAATGTCACCGTACCCGGTCCCGTTTTTGTCTAGGAGACGGATGTTTGTCCCTCTCCAATCAGGTTGGGTCCTGAAGAGGAAATGGCGACCCCGAGGAGTTTTCTGCTCCCAAGGCCCCATTTCGCGGCACCGCGCTTCTAAGGCACGGGCCTCTGGGTTTTCCTCATGGTCTATGTCAACCAAGAGGAACATCCCGTCAAGCACAATACCCACATTGGTCCCCGTTTGGACAAAGACGTCCTGTGGAACTGCGTCATGATGTCCGTGAGCCGATGCCGGAGCCTTCGATCCTTCACGGAGATTTATCAGTTTTGCGCTTGCCGGAATCATTCCAGAGCTTTCGTTATTACGCTTGATACCTCCTAGTACCTTGCGTACTCTCGGGATGCAGAAAACCCATGCGGCTCACCGCCATTACCCAGAACTCTGCATCCATGTGACCCGCCCAACTGTCTGGGCCACGTTCCCCATTCGGGCGGGGGTGCTGCGTCCTACCGCAGTTGAGCGAGGCGAGTTACCATAGCCTCACACCCCCGTGCTAACTAGCGAGCGTTACGCTCGAACGCACCCTTGTAGGTCTTGACGGCGCTTGCCGCCTTCACCGCTGCTGTGAGAGCGAGACCGTTCTTGCTGGTGCTGTGGTTGCCACCGAACCACGGGCCCATCTGCTTACGGATGGAGGCCGCGCGTTCGAGGGACGCCGTAGCGCCAACGACGAGGGCATTGTGTTCCGCCATATAGGCGGCCTTGGACTTGACCGGTTTGGCCATGGTTATTCTCCTCCTAGGAGAGAGTGAGCACTCGCTGCATGGACCCCCGAGCACTCTGAGTTTGGGGCCAACTTTCCCAGCTTGGCGCTGGAATCTTTAAGAGGGTAAGGGCTCGACTATGACTGTGCTTTCGGCTTCGCTGGTTGCGAAAACAACGTGAACTCTTGGTTTCACCAAGCCAGCAGCTAAATCCTCTAGCCGACTGTTAGGGATTTTTGGCAATACGGCGTTATCCCCGGTATCATCATAGTCGAGAACTTCCCGAAAGTAGGAACTGATAACAATTTCACGCCAGGCGTCCATCGACATTATGGACTTGCCGTATTTGACTTCGTCGCTTCCGTTGCGAATCAATAGGCCATCTTTATACGGCCCATCAACGAAGACCCTGCCCATAAACTGGCCGTTTTCGTATTGCACCTCGGCCCATATATCCGAGATGCCTGAGTTATACCGGAACGTGACTAGATTGCCGAATCCGTTACGTTCGTTTATGCTGCCAAATCGGAAACCGGTTTTATCGTTTGCGTCGGCTCTCGGATATGACCGCCGTGATTCGGGCAGATTGCCATAGTTCGAGCGCATCCAGGGGGCACGGCACATTATGAGAATGGCCTCTTTTTGCAGGCCTGCCCAAATCCGTCGTTCTTTCGTTTTCTCGTCCTCTTTGTCTAGCGGGACGGTATTCTCGCCGAACTTGGTTTTGATGCCCACAATGGGATCAACGCCGTTTAGAGCATTGATTGACGTCTTATTGTGCAACTTGGGATCGTAGGCCACTTCCTTCTTGAGCACGGAATCGTAGAAGTAGTCCTGCCCGTCTCGCTCAAAGATATACCGCCTAGTACCGCCCTTGTCGATGAAGAACCGAGAGGCCTTTATTATGGCTGAGGCGGCAGGCGCTCTGTTGCTATACAACTTGCGTTCGTTGTCCCAGTGCAAGCCATCATACGATTTATCAGAGGTTACTTCTACGGAGGTATCCGTAAGATAGCCTTCTTTAAAGACCATGCGAGGGTTCTCGCGATCGCGCCATAGATCGTCTGCAACGATGTTAGCTAGGGCGCTAACTGAACTATACGACACGCCGTCACGATGGAACCACCCGTCACCGCTCATATGTATCTTGCCGGGCGTAACGAGTGTAAAGCGAGATCGTTCCTTGATGGCGTAGGAGTCAAGCGCCTTGTACAGGTCATCGTTTGTCTTGAAGTTACGAAGGTACTGTGCAAAGTGCCAGGAATCTGACATTTTGTCATTAAGACGAGGTACGCCTAATTGGCCATTGTGGAACAGCCAGCGCTTCTCATCACCACAGCTTGCGTCAAATGGGTGACAGTTGGCGATGTTGGCTTCGCCGCAAGTACGGACCCGAGCATGAAACACGCGAGGCATCCCTAGATACTGAATCCAATTCTTCTTGGCAGACTTGAACCCAAAGCCGTGGTGGGTGATGATATTATCACCGTCCAACACGACCATGCCGTGGCCATTTGGATTGCGTTCTACGGCATTTGCTAGAATCTTTAAGTCTAGCAAGGTGCCGTGGGGGTCAACTATGATTACACACACAGGATTAAAGCTCTCCACCGGCTTCAAGTGCGCCCTTGCAGGCATGAATGAGTACGTTTATGGGGTATTCGTAGTAATTACCGCGCAGGTTGTCATCGTCAGTAATGACTTCAACCTCACATGATGCCATACCAAGTCTGTTGCCATGAGCGGACCTCAGTCTCTTGATTTGGAATATCTCGCCTTTTGATTCTTCTATACGGGCCAGGCATCCCTCACAGAACTCCATGTGCTCCTTGTCGCGGTGCTCAAAGACCTCTTTCTGTGGTTGAACATCCCCCCGATAGACAGCAAACTTGTCGTAGGCCAGACGTTGTGCCAGGTGGGGATACTTGTCTCGCCGGTCCATGACGTGCTGAATGTAGGCTCTAAGCGGAATTACACCATCTACCCAGCCGCGAGCGCCCTTGTTCTTGTTCGCTGACATCATAAAGCGCACTTCGTCGTCGGTAGGAATACGAAGTCTGCTACCCTTGTAAAAGTAGTAAAATAGCCGACCATCGCTACTCCCAGGTTGGGCATGCACCATCTTGGGGTCGTATTGCTCCCCTGTCATGCGATCATAGAATATCGGCCCGGCCGTTGTATTGCTTACACTAAGAAGCGGCGCGGTTGTGCGTTCTAGCTCTCGTACTTTCTCCGGATCAATGCCCGACTTTTTTTCAAAGAGGTCGTCACTTGCCGTTGTCGAAAACTCCAACAGACTTTCAATTACGTCGATGTAGGAGAGCAACACTCGACGAGATTTTGGGGTGCGAAAGATGCGCGTTTCGTATGTGGGCGTAGCCTGCCCGTGTATGAAAGCCCGTGAATGTGATATGGTCTTAGGAATCTCTTTCACATTCTTATACGGAGTACGCAGGGAGTTTTTGTTCACGGTACGAAGGCTAACATCGTCCCAGAAGTGGTGAACGAGTCTGGACTGTTTGGTTGCTTCGGGTGTTATTTTGCTGTATAACCACTCTGCGATAACTTCAGGGTTATGACACATTGAAGCAGCATAGCGCCACAAGGCATCGGTGCCGAACAATCCCTCGCTGACGTGAATATGTACTCCACAGCCGGTAGTGACAAGTCCTTTGTCAGCTTTGGATTCAATGATCTTGCCCGCCTTGTCAACGAACTTACGAAGGTCGTTGAATGACATCGGACGAGACACAATTTCAGCCGCTGAAGTACTCCCACGACTGCCAATGGTGCCGTCGTATTTGGAGATAGCGTCGTTGCTTATACCGAAACGCTCAATGTCCTTGAAGAACGCTGCTCGACGCGGTTCGGTCTGCCAACCGGTCTCAATTTCAATACCGGCCAATCGTGCGTCTGCACCGGGCTTCGCAATCCCTAAAGCGGCACAGACCTCAGTCATGTGTTCATCGGAATGTTTAATCATAGTTACTTCCGTATTAGTGCTTTAAGTGCAGTAAGTTGGGCTTCATGTTCAGCGACAGTTTTCTTGTGTGATTCTGGAACTGCTTTGAGGTAGGCTTTGTAGCCGCCCTTTGTTGCAAGGATTCCAACATCCACATCGTCACAGCCAATCACAGCTTTTACTAGCGAAGAGCATGAAGATGTCGAGTTGTGCTTCTCAATCCTCTCAAATTCTGTCTTGCTCATAGGCATGATTTTGCTATATACCGGCGTAATATTATGGGCGTTGTTATGACGGATATTAGGAGATTGCCCGCAAACACACATGACATTGAACACGTCCAATTTCGTCATGGCACCAAGGCCGCCACTATCTTCAATGACTTGAAAAGCAGCGGCAATACATTCTGGACAATTTGTGATGTAGCGAACGAAATTGAGCCAGAACTTGGTCATAGGCAGGCTCATGGCGTGTGGTGTGGTGCTGAACACATAAGCACTGCCCGTGCGCTCAGAGAACGCCACGTCGTGCTCAACAGCGAAGTCGAATACGAAGCCTGCCGCCTTTAACACCCCAACGTACTTGGTGACAACGGAGCCCGGTACAGCACTTGTATCGCTATCTTCGTATCCTCTGCTTGCCGATCGACTTTTTGGGTCTGTGTTGTAGTACAGCTTGATGAAGTATTCATTAGCAGAGTTATACAAACCGGCAAAGCACGCCGCCGTGCGATTCGTTACCATTGCATCAAGCGATCTACCGTAAGAATGGTAAGCCACGTTAGTACGTTGGTCCCCAATGGTTAAGCGGGTTGAAGGGCATCTTCGTCAGTAACTTCCTTGCCTTATCGGCGTTATCCGTGTTGATGGCCTCTTGGATATCATCGCCCGCTGAAGTGACAAGTTTGACCGCTTTCATCATCCTGCTGTAATAGAACACGGAGTCGATAGTGTACTTCGCACTGTTGAATACCCAATGAATGCGGTTTGGCCGATCTGCAAACCAAGATGACAGGGTACGGTACTCAACGCCGTGGGGTTGATGACGGAAGTTACCCGACTTCCCATAGCCGACTGTGCGACGTTCGCTCTTGGGCTCAGACACTACGGCAGCCAGACCCAAACAAGCATCTAAAACTCTAGCAATGGCGATGTTGATTTCTTCTTGGGGCTTGGCGTACCCCACATGGATATGGAACCCTGCGGAGCGCAGAGTGGGATCGGTTGGAGTAACCTTCTCCTCTGCTAATGTCCAACAATTGTATGACGGGTCACAGCCGAAGTGTTTGGCATTTTCCGTCTGCAAGAACTTTTCAGGGATATGTGCCGCAGCTAATCCCACAGTTATGAGCTTATGAGGCTTAAGAAGCTCATTCAAGTGGCGTCGTAATGTTTCCATGTGATGCCCCAAAACATACACATCCTCCGCTGGCGGGATATTGCCCTCCGCCAACACGTTGTCTAACTGTGTTGCGAAGCCGCCTGTTCCGAAGCGCGCCGGGTCTTTCTTAGTGCCTGGGATGTATCCCTCAGCACTTACGATTTGCTTGCCCTTAGCCTGAGCTACAAAGAACTCGACATCTGACCCAAAGGTCACGTTACGAATGATTGGCAAATCAGTAGCCATTAGTCGTCATCTCCATCAGCGTCGGGGTCAGCATCTTGCTCAGCAGCCAGGCCGTTTTGAATGATGTTATGAACCCCGTTACCTGCAAGGGCATGAAAGCCAGCGGGCTGCACTAGTGGAACTATGTTAGGCTCCGGAATTGGGCGGAAGGCGGCCGCTGCGTCGCGGAGGTTGTGCTCCCATCGCCGAAGTTCTTGTCGTAATAGGTCCGGCATTGGTTGCTGAACCACTTCGACATCTTGCGGCACTTCGCGTCCGACCTCTACGACAAGGGGCGCTTCTTCGGTTTGCTCGGCGCTTCTATTAAGCGGGTACGTGGGAGCATCTCCCTTGTATATATATACCGCAATAGTCCTAAAATGCTCCCGTAAGAGTCGGTCGAAAGTAAAATACTTGCACGCTTCGCACCGAAACATATTGTTCACTATGTCGTAGAAGTGAAACGGATGTCCGCACATACGACATTGGCCCACATACGAAATGATACAAACGGCGCGAGCCGGTATAGGGGGAACCCCAATGAGGCTGCGTACGCTTGTGTAGATAATTTGTGCCCCTTGGGCGTCGTGCTCACAATCTGCGTCGCGTGGAGGTTGCCACAGGGCTTGGGGGTCTCTAGGATCAACGGCCACTGCTACACACCTCTTGTCCAACAAATTCTGGGTTGTACCTGAAAACTGCTACAACCTGCCACATTGCTGAACCTTTGGCCCTAAGTTCTACACAGCCGCACGCCTCGCACGTCCATCTATCGCTGTTCAGGTTCTTGTAGATAAACGGATGGTTACAACGAGCACATGCTGGTACTAACTTCTCTGGGTCAACTATGTACACATATTTCATGCGGGCACTCTCACCGTGCATGAAATTAAGGCCGGTGGGGATTATTTGTTCACCCGCCTCACCTTTCTGGTAGTCTGAGTCCTTGAATATCTTTTGTGGCATTGAGTTTTTTCTCACACCTTTCGCAGATGACTACATACAGGCCCGCCTTGTTGATGGCGACCTTGCCTGGATCAAGGGGCTCAAACTTTCTTTGACACCACGGACAGGCTTTATCCACGTTCTCTCCTCGTATGGGAGCGACTTTGTCCCATGTCAGAAATGCCACTAAAGCGAGCCAGGATAAGTAGACTAGAACTATTGGCCATGGCATATCACGATGTCGAATCGCGCAGTTCACGCCTAGCAAGCTGGTCCAGCGCCTCGTTAATCGTATCGCGCAGCTTTGCTAAGTCTTTGACCTGACCAGAGATTAAGGCGGAGTGTTTACCATCACGTCCGGTACCAAAGTGATCTCGGAAATTAGAGACGGATATCTCTCTAGAAATAAGAATATCAATGCGGTGCGTGGCGGGGAAAGACTCTACACGAGCCGGTTTGTATGTTACAGTAAAGTCTGGACTCATTAGTGCGACTCCGTGTTGATAACGTAAAATTGAGACACCCAGATTTGATGTTCTGTGTCAATGCAGAGAATAGCGATGCCGACCGCCGCAGGTGTATTCGTCTTGTTGTACGGTAGTGTGAGTGTTACAAACTGACGTACACCTGCGGCGATCTTGCTTCCCCCCGGTAATCCTCGCATTAAGAGTCCGTCTTGCGGGTCTTGTTTCCACTCGCCCGCTTTGCATGACCCCGTGAATGACGGAAGAAATGATACGAGTGCCGATGCCAAATCTCCGGCGGACGCACTTGGCACAAAAACAGGATTAGGATAAATAGTAGTCTCACCGGCCTGGAAACCTTGCAAGGAGAAATGAGGCGTAGCGACCTTTACATCGGCCGTTGGGAATGGTACCTGCGAAAACTGCATCGTCAGGGCTGCCGCAAGGGTGGCTAAAACGGAGTTCATGGTCACTACGCCTTTCTGAAAGCTCTGCCCAAGTACCTTCGCCAGTCTTGGGCAGCGCCACCGGAGTCGGGAGGTATCGACTCCGACATGAGAATTGCCGTCAGGGGCTCCCTACTTGCGCTGTGTGGCCCTTTTCGCTGCGAAAACACATCACTAGACGGCAACAGGTTGGTTAGTTTGCTGTATCAGAGAGCAGTTTCGGTGAAGCCCCCGACCGTGATCTTATGGACTGGAGTCAGTTTGTAGATAATGACCGAATCGCCATCGTCAGAGACGACTATCCCATCGAACTGGACGCGTACTCCTTGCTTGAAGGCCTTGATTGCAGCCGGAAGCGTGGAGTAGACGGTCTCTCCCACATTGTTGCAAGAAACCTTGATGCCGATGAACTTATCGGTGGGCTTCTTTGCGCCGGGCTTTTTCTTTGCAGGCATGATTACTCCTCAAGTGAGATGTTCGTAAATTAGGGCAATGAAACCGAAGTCAAATGCCCATCTATCACGGCGAGATGAAAGACAACGACGGCCAAACAATAAGCCATCATTGAAGTAAAAACGAAGGCTAAGGAAGTGTGAGCCCATATGCCCCAGAGGTATGCTGAAATTTGTCATGCTTCAATCTCAACAAATCCCTGTCCTAGGGGGCGCACTTTAGCAAGCATACGAAGGCCGTTCAGCATCAGCTTTTCGCCTCGGCCATTCACACATTCTGCCCATTGAGTCGGGTCAACGTGCTTGATCTTGACATACTCAAGGGTCTGATCGTATACGACTTGATCGCCTACGTTAACGCGCTTGTTATCAGCGGTTACAATGTCCATTATCCTCACGCCCCACAATGCGAACGTTATTTGCTACTGCAAGAGCCTCTGAGCCCTCTGCTATGCGTACAAAGCCGCCATGAGGAAACACTCGTCTCAAAACGCTGCTTACGACTGCTACGCCCACAGTAGAGCCAATGTCTGATCGCGAAAATGGCTTCCAAAGTGGATCACGTTCATATCCACATGGGCGATCAAGAACAAGGCGTGTTGTGATAGCATCAGCAACATACCACGGCACAGACTGGGCAGCTTCATCAGCACGAACGATGTATGGCAACGCTGCAAGTGCTATGACGAGTCCTGTTGCACAGAGAGTACGACGAATGTGCATCCTGATGCACGGGCAGTTACAGCCTGATGCACGACCATGACAAGAGCCGTGGTTCTCACGTTGACACGCCAAGCAGTTGATCTTGGTAATCCAGCTATTTGACACTTTTATCCCTCAACACTTCATTCACCATTGAAGTTGCCTTTGTTCTCAGGGGGCTTGGGGGTCAGAGCGACATACGCCCGAAGCTCGTTGCCCGTTTTCCAGTTGGTGAAGTTGTTGGTAACAACCCCCTCCTTGACGGCTCCCGTCAGCATCTTTGCTCCGTCGGAGTCAGCAACCTGCGTGAACAACACCGCTCCGAATTTGGCATACGAAGCTGCCTCAATGATCCACTCAACAGTCTGCTTGAACAGCCGCTCTTGCTGCGCGGCCTTGAGGTGCGAGGGGCGAATATAGTACGCTACGAGTACTCCACAGCAACCCGGCAGAGGCCGAGCGCGGAATGTGAGAACGTTGCTGCTGACGCCCTTGATGCCAACCGTGTACTCACGTTCGGTCTTGTCATCGCTGTACTTGAGTTCAGCGTCCTGCACGAACATACGGCTCGGTGCAGTCTGATGCAGTCCGTTCGTGAACCCAACTGCGTGAATAGCTCCCATGCTGCTTACTCTCCAATCCCTAAGTGTGTAGCCAAGTGTGATCGGGATGATTAGGTGGGGCGTTTACCCCGCTGAATGACGATGCCTCAACTCGGACCTTCACGGCGCGAGGGATTCGCCAGCCGTGCGGTTCAGCACGAAGGTCTGGCCGATTGCGAATGTAGCCGAACTTCTCGTCGGCAAAAGACCGCGCCGCTTGGCGCGTGGCGAACAGTACCGGGACGAGATTTTCGCAAACGAGGTGGGCTCGATGACCGTCGAGGCGGTTGTCACTAACGAACATCAGTCCCCACACGTCTCAGTCCTCTCCGGTACGTTTCCAGCCAAGGGATTCGGGATTAGTTCGCGTTTGAACACCATTACATCCCCAACTCTTTCACAAGCGTTTGAACGTATGTGTAGATGTCAAGCGCCATGATCGTGGCAGCCATGACCAACAGCGTCAAAAAGACGGCCATGAGTGCTGCAAAAATGATATCTCCCAAGTCATTGGGCTCAGGAGGCGGCAGGCTACTCACGACGACGCCAAATCTCGTCTGTCACATGGAGGGCGGCAATTTTCTTCTTGAGGGTGGTAGGAAAGGAGCGATCGCTATACACAAAGAACCTGGAACCATCGAAATATTCAACGATCATGCCTTCTCTGATTATGGGCATGGGCTCGGGGACAAGCTCAATGTCCTCAATGCCAAAGCTATTACGCAGTCCTGTAGTTGCATCCAAACGCACATCAACAATGTCCGACGAACTAGTCCAGGTTACTGTTCCTTCGGCTTGGGGGCACCGCTTGAGACGGACACGATCACCTCCCACGAACATCAGAGTCCTCCAAAAGTATCAGGGCCAAAGGGCCAGGGTTTGTACGGCGGAATAATGTGTGTCACCCAATCCAAGTGGCTGGTGGGAGCGTTGCCGCCTTGAAGTGACATTGCCAGGTCGTATGCAGACACCTTCTTTGCCTGAGCTTCGTCCAAGGCACAGTCAGCAATGACCACGCGTGCCTCTGCAAGCAACTCAAACGAACGTGGGTTGGCACGAGTGATAGGCACTTCGTTCGGCTCGCACTCGGGGCAGAACTGATACATCCCGTAATGACAGGAGATGGACGCTTTGCCACACCTCTTACACATGGCAGTGCATCGCTATGCTCGTCATCTGTATGATGTACTGAATGTGCAAGGCATACAGCATACAAGTGATAAAGCCAACCAGGCCTAGCAGCCACAGGGTAAACGCTGCCGGACTCATGACAACAGCCAACAGCAACTGAGTACGATGGTCACGACGGAGATGATGATGACACTACCCACGAACACCAGTTCGAGTGTGGCACCTTTGGGATGTGGCTCGGGACGCAGATGTCCGAGAGAGGGCTTCGCGGCGTACTTGTTCATGTGTCACCTCATGTGTGTCTGAGGAAAAGATGGACAGGGTAGGAGTCGAACCTACGCCCCCGTATTAGCCTACGGTCTCTCCGTGAGTTACCTGCCCATGTGTCAGATGTGTCAGATGTGTCAGGCGCGTGCAACCGGGAGTCTTGTCCTCGGTGCTGGCGATGTCGGCCGCCGTCGCGTTGACGGGCGCTGTGTAATCCGCGGCGTGCTCGCGGTTCTGCGTGCCTTGTGACATGGGTGCCTCCTGCCCCGGCTGTACGGGGCCAGCGTGCCTGCTGCGGCGTGATTGCCGCTCGGCCTGAAAATTAAAGCATTTTTGTCAAGTTTTGTCAAGCTGAAAGCTGTGCGCGCATTATGCGGGCGCGGCTTTAGCGCGTGTGTGCAGGCATGTGAGGGGATCATTCCGAGCCCCCCACGCGCGTTTACGGTCGATACCGCCTATTCTGCGCGTAAAATTTCCAAAAATAGGCCGAATACAACAGATTTTTAGAAGGAAATGGGGTATGATTTGGGGAAAGATACAGCGACAGCCAACCGTACCACCCAGGGAAGCTTTCAGTTTTAACAAAATTACCTTATATATAAAGGAAGAAATCCCCGATGCCGAATCCATTGGGCCGTCCACGCGGTTCAAAGAACGCCCCAAATCCGCTGCGCGAAGCCTTAAAGGAAGCCAATCCGGCTCGCATTCCGCGTAAGCGGGCACCCCAGGAAGAGTTCCAGGGCACCAAGTACATCTCCAGCCTCAAGCTGGATGCCGTCAGCCATGCTTGCCTTACGATCCATGCCAATCGCCGTCATGTCCCCCTGGCCTGGTTGGTGCAGGACGTGTTGAACCTGTGGCTGGCGGCCGTGACCGACTACGACCAGGCCATCTTCAAGGAGATGTTGCCGCCGAATGCCCGCGCTGGCCGGTGTCCCGAACGGTATGCCGGGTATCACGAGAGCCTTGGGTTTCAGGAAGTGCCCCAGGCTCCCATCGCAGCCCCACAAGCCGCGCCCATCCCGGCTGCCGTAGCCTCTGTGCCAGCGATGCCGCCCCAGGAAAAGACCCTGGCTGACCTGTCCACTCCGTATCGGCATCCCTCGACGCAGGGACCGGCGTCGTATCCCCACCCGCAGCCGACCCTTCCCCAGAACGCTGCGCTGTTCGATTCGCGTGAAGCCGTCAACCTCAAGCCGGGCATGGGCAATGCTGCCCAGCAAGCCACTGAGGGTGGAATGCCGGATGCCACTCAGCCTCCCCTCCCCGCCGAGGTCGAGAAGTACCTTGAGCACTACAAGGTGAAGCCAGAGGATGTGCGATGAAAGAGGCGCTCGTTACCGTAGGCGCCGTGACACTCCTGGCCCTCGTCTTTATTGCAGTCGTTCGGTATCTGGGGTACAACAGCCCATGACCGCCGTGCTTGACCCCGAGAAGGAGATGGTCAGTGAGGGAGCGCCAGCCACTCAGCCTTCACTTGACCGTGACCCGACCAATCCGCTGTTTGGGGCACCGCCCCATGTACCGTGCCATCGCTGTGGGCACATGGCCTGCAAGCACTACGGCTATCCCGGCCGCGGCTCAGACGTGCGCCACTGCATTGCCCTGACGTTCCCCACGTTCACCCCCACCCGTCCGGGCATCCCACAGGTCTGCACTTGCACGGTGACGGCCGGAGAGATCGTATGACTGAGCCCACCCGTAGAGGACGACCGCCGAAGGTGATGGCTCAGCCGGTTGATCGCCTAACCAGTCTGACTGCCCGTGAGAAAGCTCTGGCCATCAAGGCCAGAGCCCGTCACCGTTATACGCTTGACCTGCCCCTCGAACTGTACGAGGCCATGATCGAACAGGCCGAATCCTGGGATCAGCCATTGCCTGATGTCGTACGCGCTTGCATCCGTGCGGGCCTGAACCACATCCGCCAGTTCGGCAATGGGGCCAACCCATTTGCGTACGGCAAGCTGAATGGGCCCAAGGAGTCAGACCTCGACCCCCGCGGCTATGACATCCCGCGTTCCGCACAGGGTGTCTACGCTGTCCACCAGCCAAACTGGAATGACATCCCGTTTGAGGGCTTTGCTCCAGCAAGCCAACTGACGTCTGTGTCTTCGCCTACACGCTTCGTGCGACCCACCCCTCTCCCTGGCCTGATGCCCAACGGGGCCACGCCCATGGTGACCGACAACCCCGATGTGCCACGCACTCCTACCATCCCAGAGGACACTGATGCCTGATTGGTTTGTTTTTGCTGTTGTCTGCGGCATGATCTTCGTCCTTTTCGGCCTTTGGCGGAGGCCAGAATGATCGGTTGGATTTGCCCTAGGTGCGCTGTATGACAACGGCTGACGTGGCGGACATCCGCCTGATTCACCCCCACTCAGCCCTGGTTGACTGCCCGTTCCTCGATAGCGGCGAAGACCGCCCCGGAGCGATCTGGACGCCGTATGCTGAGCTGTTGCCCAAGATATTCACGGTGGTCCTGAAGACGTTTAAGTGCGACTTCATCAACACCGGCGACGTGGTGATGTTTCGGCCGCACCACGCCCAGGACTACTTTCTACGAGACGGTCGTCGGCTCTGGGCCATAGATGAGCGAGCCTGCCAGGTAACTCTGGAGGGCTGGTGATGGACACGCCTAAGTACTTAGTTTGTCCTCCATCTTGGGCGGCTACGGCGCAGGAAGTTTTAACCTCAGAGTGGAAACCATACAACACAAGGAGAATCATGGACATCTTAATTAACCCCAACGGGAACTTTTTTGAGCGCATTAAGGCTTGCTGGTTTCTGCTCCGGCATCCTAACGAGTTCTGTAGTGGCGTCATTGAGTCGTATCGGCAGGCTGTGGTTGCTCATATGGAGCAATCCTTTAAGCAGGCCGTTGCTGAAGGCGAGCGGGCAGACAAGGGGCTAAGCATGGAAGCCGCGGGCATCCGTGCCCAAGAAGAAGCCACCAATGGCTCCTAAGCTCTACGGGCCTCAGGGTGAGGCGCTGGTCACGGACCAGTCCGACCGCATCTCTCCCGTGGTGGCCATTGACACCCCAGAGGGGAAGTTCAATGTGCCGGTCTCGGTCATGGCCACCTTCCAGTACAACCAGCTCGTCCAGGACATTGCTGAGGCTGTTATGAAAAGGCTTATGCCGGACGTGGTGGACGTCACCCCCGAAATCGTGTACACTAAGGATGCCAATGTTGTCCCTTCTAGCGAATGAGCCCTCCCTGGTGTCAGGCTTTGTGGCTGCGGCCATCATGCTTGCCGTGGCATTTGGTGTCCCCATCAGTGATACTGAAAAATCCGCCATCCTTGGTTTCGTCGGTGCCGCCCTGGCTATCGTCGCGGCCTTCGTTGCTCGGAGTCAGGTGACCCCCAATGCTCAAGTCTCTACTACCACTACTACAACCACAGTCCCGAAAGGACCCCTAAATTCATGGCCTCTATTGTCAGCACCATTCTCAACGACGTTGTAACCGCCGCCGTAGACTTTCAGGTTGATAAAGCTGAGCTAGTTGCTGGTGCCCTCGTCAAGGTTGGCGAGATCGGCTCCATCGAAGGCAAGCCTATCTATATGTACCTGAGCGACAACCCGTCGGCGTCATAGTGCAAAGTTTCTATCACCTCTTCGTTGGTCTAGTCATTGCTCTAACTATCCTTAGTGCGTTCGGCGTGGCCGGTCCACGTTGGGCGAACTATGGATACTATGGCTATGTGCTAGTTGCCGTCCTGGCGGTTTGCACAGGGCTTCGAGTTTTCTTCGGAGTCTAACCGAACATGCGTATAGCTTTTGGAAAGAAGCGTGCGCCGTCTCCGCCCCCTCTCATGAGGGGAGTGGAGTTGGCACATGCCGTTGTTGGCAAAACTGAAGTCATTCAAGAACTTCAAGCCATGCCAGACAACGGCTATGCCATGTTGATCCTGATGAAACCCGAGAACGATGGCATGTACATCAAGTCGGTGTGCTATCCACCCGGCAAGGATGACATCTTGTATGAGGGCTTATATCAGCATGCCCTTCGATATCTGAGCTGGAAGGTCGAACGCAGTGGCTGACTCAGACAAGGACAAGAAGGACAAAAAGAAAAAGCCTTCCAGCAAAAAGCCCGCCCCTAGCGCCCCTCCTTCTCCTAAGGACGCTGGCCGTCCTACTCCCGGCACCCGGCCCCGGACAGCGTGGCGAGTCAAAGGCCCCCGCCGCTAAGTCAGACACTAACGAGTACGGCAAAGCGAAGAAGGGCGAAACGGCTGCACAAAAAGCTGACCGTCAAAAAAAGTTTTACACCAAGCAGCGTGAAGACGCCGAACGCAAAAGCGATGAAGGCGACGCAGACGCTTCTGATACCGCTGCAAAGATTTACAAGAAGCTTGGCGATAAAGACAAAGCCATTGACCAGGGTAACAAGGGTTTTTACTAATCGACTGGGCCCACTTCGTGGTGCAGCTCGCGCAGCCGGTTCAGTACTAGACCAGGCTGGCCCTCTTGCCACTCAACTTGAAGGCGGACGCCTCCTTACTGTTGGCGCAGGCGGCATCGCTAAGGGCGGCGCCAATCTTCTTGGTAAAGCTGCCGGTGCAACGAAAGGCATCTTCAGTCGTTGGGGCGCTGGCGCCGCACGCAGTGGCCACGAAGCAGCTAATGAAGCTGCCAATGCTGCTGCCAGAGGCGGAGCGTCTGCTACTAAGACCGCCGCCAGGTCTGCTGCAAAAGATGTTGAGGCAGCCGGTAGAACGCCTACCAGTAGGAGCAGGATCAAAGTTAAGGTGGGCAATACTGAGGCAAGCGCATCAACGAAGCCCGAGGCTGCTCCTTCTAAGGGTGCTGTTGGCGCCCCGACCAAAGAAGCCCCCGAACCGGCACGTAGAGTTAGAGCCAATGCGCCTGCTGCTAGGGCTGACCGCGTAAGGGCTTCAACCGAGTCCTCTGATCGGCGTCAACCTGCAAACTCCAAGTTCACGGGCGCTGAGCGTCGTGGCGCTGCTGAGCCCGCACCGAAACCTTCTGCCGCTCCCGCGCCTGAGGCCGAGGAGCCAAAACCCGCTAAGACGCCAAAACCCGCTAAGACACCTAAGCCTGCTAAGACACCCGGCGGCTCCACCGCTCCGGTTGAGGGCGAACACCCTGAACTGACCAAGTTCAAGAACATGCCCAAAGGTAATAAGACAACGCCGGAAGGCATTGCTGCGCGTAAAGCTCGCGGCGAGCAATGGAAGAAGGTTCCTGAAGAGTGGCAGAAAAAACACACCGCCTCAATCAATGAGGGCAAACCTAACCGTACCGCTGGCGAGAAAAGGGGGGGCTACGTTAGAGAAAGGATCAGAAAGAGTAAGGGAGACGCCAATGCTGAAGCTTCTCCTGAACCCGCCCCGTCGCCTGCTCCGTCACCGGCTGCTGCTACTGGGGGCCGTCCTAGGAAGACAAAGACCACGGATCACATTGAGGCGGCTCACAAGGCAAACTTGGCGGGTGATACCAATCCAATGGCCAAACTAACCAAGCGCGACTTCGACGAGATGCGGACGCGATACTACGACCAAGTTAAACGCCCTGACGGGTCTACTGCCTGGCAACTCAAGGAAGGGGGCGGGGGCAATGCCTCTCCCTAAACCGCTCAAGCGGGGCGCATCCAAGGTGGCGAAGCAGAAAGTCATTGGTGAAACCATGCATGATCTTAAGCACGGTCCCCACCACGCTCAGCGAACGCGTGCCCAGGAGATTGCCATCGCTGAGAAGCAAGCAGGCAACTCACGTAAAAAGGTGAAATCCAATTCTACGAAGAAGAAAGGATAAACATGTCTGAGAAAGGCAAAGCAGTTGGCTGCATCGCAGAACTCCGTGACAAAGTTTCCAAAGAGGTCAAACTCGAAGAACCGCCCTCCGAAGGGCATGGCCCGAAAGGAAACCCATCGAGTGCCGGGCAAAACCACAAGCCTAAAAAAGACGGCGACCGCCGTAAGCGTAACAAAGGCCGCAGTTAACCCTAAGCCTCCACGCATTCTTATCTATGACATTGAATGCTCTAATTTACGCAGTGACTTCGGGCTCCTCTTTTGCGTGGGATATAAGTGGTATGGTGAGGACGCAATCTACTGTCCGGCCATCTATGATTACCCTAATTGGAAACGCGACCTTACAGATTGTAGGGCTCTCCTAAAGGACTTTATGAAGGTCTATATGGAAGCTGATATGGTGGTGACGTACAATGGAAAGATGTTCGACCAAAAGTGGCTCAACGGCAAACTGTGGCACTATGGACTCCCTCTTCTCCCACCAGTACCTCACGTCGATTTATATTGGGCCGCAAAGGTGGCTCTTAATGTTTCGCGGAAGTCCCTGGCTAATATCGCCAAGGTGGGACAGTTTGCGTCTGCTAAGTATAGTGACTTCGACAACCACGAGTGGCTCCGAGCCTCTGTCGGTCACTTGCCCTCTTTGCGGAACATCGTTAAACATTGTATTGCCGACATTGAAGTAACAGAGGAAGCATATGACCGTCTTAGACCTTACATCCGCACACATCCTAACGTGGCCTCACCTCTTAGTAGCCCTTGTCGGGTTTGTGGTGGGACTCGGCTCCAGAAGCGCGGTGCGTACTTATCAGCAACGAAAATCCCTAAAGTTAGAGTCCAATGCCAAAGCTGCGGAGGATGGTCTGTCCGAGTGGCCACTTCGATGACCAATGCAACTGCTGCCTGGCCGAGGGTGTGAAGTGCCAAAGCTACCAGCTAAGATACCGCAGTGGACTGTTGTGTCTGTTGATTGGGACGATGCCTCGTCTCACTCTGGGGCATACGTAGTATCCAAGTTTTTGGCAACATACAAAGTAGTCAGACGCAGGACGTGTGGGTATGTCCTGCGCTATGACAAAAATGTCATTATCACTGCAGAGACAGATGATCGTGATACTGACATCCCGGACCAGGAATGTGAGAACATAACGGCTATCCCTATGGCAATGGTTCGGGGCATCAAAGTATTGAAATGAAACAAGAGCCGCCGGAGCTAACGGCCATCCACCCCGATACGGGCTTCGCCTTTCGCTTGGAGGACGAGGCCTTTAGACGTTGGTGGGCAGCTACAGTTCTGCCAGAGGACGCCAACGAATTCGTCCATCTGTATCGTGGCACTATAGAAGAGGCCCGGTTCGTCTGCGCCATGGACTACATCATCAGTGTCCAGCGTGGGGAATGGAGCACGGATAACGTCGTCTACGCGTACTTCCTTGCCAAGAACCAACCTGTAGATATGAAGGACACACAGGCTAGAACCAATGCACACTACTTGTCTAATTCTGACGCTGTGCGGTATCTCCTCGATCGCGTTCGTTCCCGTTCACGCCGAGTTGCCGAAGAGCGCATTGCCGCTCGTACAACGGCAAAGATCGAAGAACTTTTTGATCGATCCTTGGCCCTTGAAGGCAAGGAAAGGCTGGAGACGGAGAGGGCTGCCTTAGAAACCTCCATCAAGTTCATGGGCAATCAGGCCAGGGAGCGCGGGCAGGAATCCGATCGCCGGGCGAAGAAAGCAATCCAAGCGGCCGTAGAAGAGAGTAAAAACTACGACTATGACACAAAGAGACTCCCATCTCTGGCCGAAGCAAAACTCCACCTCGCCATGCTCATTGATGGGTATGGCACCGAGGCGATCAAGGAACTTGTGGAAGGGCTTACCCCGTTAAGCATCACTGATGGCAACCCCCCTCATACTCAGCGAGACAGTTAGAGCTGCCCTAGAAAAGGCCCTGCTACGGCAGGATTGCGAAGCCTTGGCGGATGCCTTTGCCGAAATGTACGTCTTGGCCCAATCGGGTGTCCGTAAGGCCGCCTTTGCCAGGGGCGTCGATGAAGTAGCCCTAGCCGTCCTGACTCGCAATACGGGTCAGTGAGCTACGTAAGCAACTGGGCTCGCACAGCTCAGCGTGAGTGGTTGCTTAGAGACTTCTACACCTTCGCCAAGAACACAGTCTGTCCAGACATCCAAGAAGTCCCCTATCGGGAAGTCTGTGACTGGCTAGAGTCGAAGCTGCCTAACCGCAAGGTGTGGCACCAGAAGTTCGGCATCTTGCTGATGCCCCGACTGACCTTCAAGACATCCCTGATCGCTGCCCTGTGCCTCTACGCCTTCCTGCGCGACGACAAGATTCGTATCATCCTGGGCCGGGCCAACACCCAGCTCAGCCAGGCCACGCTCTATGGCATCAAACTCGCCTGCGCCCATCCGGCCGTGACCTCTGCCTTTGGTAACATCCAGGCAAGGTTTGCCAAGTGGACCGACGAGTTCATCACCCTGGCCGATCGTACCAATGCCGAGCGTGAGCCGACCGTCGATACCACCGGACTGAACAGCACCAAGACCGGGGCCCACCAAGACCTGGTGATCCTGGACGACTTGGTGAACGAACAGAACTACGATAGTCCGCCACAGATGGAGGCAGCTCGACGGCTCGTGCAGGCGTTCACGCCTATCCTTGAACGATGGGGCAGCCTCTTGGTTGTGGGCACCCGCTGGGGCGATAACGATTTGTACGGCTGGCTCATGCAGAACGACGACGAGCTTATAGCCAAGGGTAAGCAACCGCAGTTTGATCGCTACATTCGTGGGGCCTGGGTTGATGACGGCACGGGTGAACGGAAGCTGTTCGCTCCGTACGTCTTGTCTGAGGAACACCTTGAGCAGCTCAAGGACCATACTGAGTCTAAGATGTTCTCGGCCTGGTATCTCAATGAGCCGCGCGCTGAGGGCGAAGACATCTTCAGCCCGTCTTATATCACCTATATCGACGGCGACTATGTAGGAGGGCCGTTCTGTGAATTCAATTTGGACACTAGCACAGCGATGGGCAAGGAGATTGCTGCTCGACTTGGCACAGATAAGATTCCCCTTGCTATTTGTATGCTGGTTGATCCTGCTCCTACTGTTGGTCGATATAGCGACTTCACTGGTATCGTTATTGTAGGATTTGACCCCCACGGCAATTACTGGGTTCTACATGCCCAGAAGTACAAGCTTATGCCCAGCGCCCGTCTGGACGAAATCGTTTTCCTGGCCAGTCGTTACCGGCCTCGCCTGTGTGCCCTTGAAAACGCTGACCTCAGCGCCCCCATGCTTGAGGAGAAGCTCAAGGCATTGGGTATAGAAACCGAGGTTGTTTCGTTTGACCCCCGCCTTGATCGCAAGAAAATCACATCAGACCCCCGACTGTCCCCGCGCGGACGCACGAAGAAGGCCGCCCAGATTGAAGCTCTGGAGCCCATTCTCAAGGCCAAGCGCGTGTTCTTCGCCCGTGGGCGGGTTGCCCCTCTGGTTCAGCAATTAACTGGCTATCCATATCTTGACCACGACGACGTGCTTGACGCCTTCTCTATGAGCCGGGCCTATGAACAGAAGATGGTTGTTTCGATAGACAATGACCCCCTCAGGGTCTACCAGCGGATGGAGGAACAAGAGTATCTCTTGGAGGGCCTGGACCCCAGAACGGGCAAGGATATAGATTCGCCAGACCGTCCCAAACGCTGGGGAGAAAAGTTCGGACGTCTGTACAACCAGACGTAGGCGTGGTATTCTTAGACGGTGAATAACCAGTTTTCTCAGCCTGCTATGGCTACACCCACTTGGGGCAAGAAGCCCATGCACCTTAGTCACTTCATGAATCAGCCCGGCAAAGCTCAAGGAACCGGGGAGGATCAGGCTATGCAGCTATCCCTACCCGAGATTATGAATCAAGGGGCCAGCACGGAGTACCCTTCTGCTCACCCCACGGGGCACGCTATGAAGGGCCCGAGCTTGGGCAAAATGCTAGGTCAATCGTAATGGCAAGAGAAAAGAAAAGTGGGAGCATTCCGCATCCTACCCTAGACAGGCCCAAGAACATGCCCGGCAATATGCCGTCTCCGGCTGTGGGCAAAATGTTTGGGGGCAAAGGACGCCTTAAGCCGCACGTCGGCGGCAAGATGCACAGTAAGGGCGGCGACTTCGGTCCCGATCAACACGGTCTACACGGTGCGGGCGTCAAGGCCCCACGCATGGCAAGTAAAAACTCCAGCAAAGCCCCCGGTAAAAAGAAACCCAGATAACGGCAGCGGCGCTCCCTCTAACACCCGGCAGGATTTTTCCTCCGGGTGTTATACTTATAGGGTATGTCGATGCTTCCTCCCAAGCCGGGACAACCGAGCCCTGGGCAACCAGCGGCTCCGCCTGCTCCGCAGGGTGCGCCCAATGGCGCGCCTCCTAACCCTGGTCAGCAGGCCCCACAACAGCAGCAGCCCCAACAGCCCAAGCCCATGGCCCCCAGAGATGCGGCTATTCCTTCGGGCACGTCCACGTATACCTTCCAGCCGGAGCACGCCAATATTCGGCTGTCGAGCGGCACGACAAAGAAACGACTCAGAGAGGACGACTGGACTTCCCTTTCCAATGATCTAAGCACCAGCGTCTCTTCTGCCATCTCCGCTCGTCAAACATTTGAGCAAAACCTTCAGGACTGGCGCGATGCCTACGACCTGATCCTGCCGCAGAACGATGACCCGCAGTTCGACGGGGCCAACATACGGCTGCCTTACTCGGCAACTCAACTTGAGTCCTTAAAAGCATACATTGCAGGTACGGTGCTTGTGCCGCGTATGTATGTGGTTACTGGCCGCACACCTGCCGCTGTTCAAGTTGCCAATGAAGTCGAGCGATTCTACAACTCAGAGCTGACCAAGATGCGAGCTGATGGCAGCTCGTATTTCCAACGCTATGCCGCCATGATTCATATGGCCCTGCGCGATGGCACCTGTGTCATGGAGGTGCTTTGGAACCGTACCCGCAAGCGGACGTACGTTGAAACCGAGGATGCTGAACTCGATGAGATGGGCAACCAGAAATTCGACGGTGACGGCAATCCAATCTTTAATAAGACTCTTACGGAAGTCGATGTCTTCCCCAGCGACTTCGCTGAAGTCACCCCCATTTCGATTCAAGATTTCCTTCTGTTGCCCGCCGAGTCCGGTACAATCGAATCGGCGGCCGCTGTGGCCCGCTGTCTCTGGCTTTACGAGAGCGATCTTAGACCCATGGTCCGTGCTGGCATCCTTGATGAGGATGAAGTCGAGAGGGCCCTCTCTCAGAACCCCAGCGGTACATCAGAAGTGGCGGCAGATCGACAAGGCACCGGAGACAAGAACGTCTCGATGCAAGTTGACATCGGCCTGGCTCAAGGCACTATGTCCTCGTCATTCTTCAAAAATCGCGGACCCCTCAAGATATGGCGCATCCACTCTAGCCAGTATGATATGGATGGAGACGGCGAAGCCGAAGAAAACATTTTCTATCTGCATGAGATCGGCAATCGCATGTTGGGCTGGATGAAATACGACTATCCGGTTTGGCAGCGGCCCTTCTTTGCCTTCACCCCGTTCCCACGCCCGGACGAGTTCTACGGCTACAGCATCATGGAGCGCCTGGCCCGAGTTCAGTCTGAGATGGACATCAACCACAACACCCGCATCAACCTCATCCTGAAGAAGATGAATGCCCCGCTCGTTGTTAAGGACGGCGTGAAGGCGGAGCTGAAACAGGGCAAGTGGTACATGAACGAGGTCCTGGAATCCGAGTTTGAGAACGGTAAACCGGCCATGATGGTCATGGATATCCCAGACATTCCGATCTCTGCGTTTGAAGACGAGACGATGCTTCAGCATTATGGAGACGCCTACACGTCTTTGAACCAGCCTGCCGTTGGGGGACAGGGCTCCGGCAAACGTAGTGCTACAGAACTGCGTCAGCAGAACACTGCAGCCGGTACCCGTATGGCCCTGATTTGTAATGAACTGCGTATCACCCTGGCTCAGGGGATCAACTTCATTCACATCCTGAATAAGACGTACATGAGGACTGACCCCCAGTTCGTGGATCAAACGGCCGACGGCATTAAGGTGTCTACGCTGTCCCTGGATAAGCTGTCTGAGGACTTGGAGATTGGCATTGCCGGAGCCACCGAGCCTATCGACTCGACGACTCGCCGCAATGAGATCATGGCCTTCGTTGAGAAGATGATGGTCTTCCCATTTGTCCAGGCCGATATGTCCCGCCAGTGGTACCTGGCCAGATTGCTGTCTGAGGCTTTCGGGCGAGTGGACACGACCCAGATCATCGGCACCGTGGACCAGGCTGTCCAGATGCAACAACAGCAACAGCAAGCTGCAATGGCCCAGCATCAGAAGGATGAGCAGTTTGTCCGGGAGACGGGCAAAGAGCCCCCGCCTATGCCCGGACAGCAAAAACCGCCCCACCAACAAGCAGGAGGTTCCCATCATAGGTAGAAGGAGCAAGCATGGCAGATGAAGACAACGCCGTCCAAGGAAATGTGGACCCCGCACCACCCGTACTAGAAGATAAGCCTCAGCCCCCGCCTCAGGCGGCTATTCCCGTAGCCGACCTCTCAGGGGCATTGGTTGACGCCTATCAACAGATCATGCGGTCACAGCCGCAAGTAGCCCCCCAGAATCCACTTGACGCCATGAGCGATGCCGAACGCGAGGCGCTGGGCAACCAGGCCATTACGGACTTCGCCGGAGCAGCTCGACAGATTTCTGAAAAGGCTTCCCGCGCTACCGAGCAGCGGATTCGTCAGGAGGCTATCCCCCTGGTGATGACAGCGGCTAATACAATCGTGGAACTTTATAAGACAAAGAAGCAGCGCAACGACCCGTACTTTGCCAAGATCGAGCCGCTGTTTGATAAACTCCTGGTCGGCGTGGACATCACTCCCCTTGTCCGAATGAATGAAGCTACTCGCAACAGCGAACTCGATATGCGTTGGAAGATGGCACGGGCCGACATTCTTGAGGTAGAGATGAAGCGCCAGAAGCCAGAACCCACTCTGCTGTCACAGGGCAGCGATGGTGGTGCTAAGGATTCCAAGTTCTCTGAGGACCCGTGGATTGCCAATATGGCAAAGGAATATGGTTTTACCCCAGAGCAAATCAAAGAGCTGGAGAAACTGAATGCCTAAGCAAACGGCTGCCGAAGCCGCAGCCACCCCCAACGTAAAGCCTGAGGAGCAGCCTACCGTTGCTCCAGTCTCTGCCAATCATGACGATGGCTACGGCTTGGAAGTCACCCAGAAGCTGTCGCTTGAGCAGCAGGCTGCCCAGAGAGCCGCCCTGATTGAGTGGCAGAAGCGTCAGCACCCCGGCCGCTATACGACCCTGCCCAATGGGCAGATGGTCGAAGTCCGGGGGTCAGTCATTCATAAGTACCCCCGGCGCTAAGAAAACTATTCTTATGGGCCGTCCGGAGGTCATCATCCTCCGCGAGTTTCGCAAGCCGGACTTTGGGGCAGACATGCCTCGCTACCAGTGGCGTTGCCGCATTGACTCGTCCTCAGCTCGCCGGGACCTAGAAACGGCCAACCTCCATCGTCGGGGACTTATCCGGTACGTGGAGATTGGGGAGATCGATAAGGACAGCCCCTATGCTCAGATTGAAGAGTTTGCCGTCCCTGGACCCGCAAACAATGTCTATGTGATTATGGACACGGCCATCCTCTGCGAGATTCTGGACCCGAACCATAGCTACGAACAGTACCGCTACTGGCAGGACCTGGCCCTGAGCAATGTCGCGGAATTGCCCGACGTAATTATGGGCTATGGAGATACCCACGTAGAAGGCAAGACTTCGACTAGCCTGTCGGTCAAGGACGCCCGTCAAGGCGGCTAAGGGCCCGCTTGCATAAAAAACCCCTACTAGTGCTATTCTTAGGAAGATGTTTATGCTAACTCTTCCCGGGAGTACTATTTAGTGGCTGTCATTCCAGTTGTCTCACCCCGCATTTGCGGTGTTCCTGGGATTGACTCCCCCCTGGTAAGGTCCTATAACCTTCAACAGGGCGCGGCCTATCGCGGCGCTGATTTCTTGATTCTGAAGGTGACTGGCACCGATTCGGCAGCCACTCGTCTTGCTGTGTCTTCGGGCACTCTTGCCAACGTGGCAGGCCCAGTATTCGCCGCCCCTATCTCTATCAACTCGACTGCCGCTGTTACCAACGGCAATATCACTATTACTGGTGTTGTGTCGGCCTCCGCTCCCGCGGCGATCTACTACGTCTACACCACGTACACCTACGCCGGTCCTAACGAATCGCTGCCAGGCCCTGAGTTCATTGTCAACTGCGCGGCAGGCTACATGTTCTCGGTCAACGTATTGGCTGCCGCTGCCCCTGCAACGGCCACCAACTTCGCTGTCTACGTTTCTACGTATGAGAGCGGCGAACTCCTGCAGCAGGCTTCTAAGGTCACCACGGCGCTTGGCACCGCATTCTCGGTTGTGTATCCGCTGACGAACTCAACTGGTATGACCCGTGCGATCGCAGGCTCAAGCGCGAGCATCGTCGGTATCTCACTTCACGACTCGCAGTCGCTGTGGGCAACTGGCGTTGGCGGCGGGTTTACTGCCGGTGGCATCTCGAACCTTCTGGGCGCGTGGATGCCGCCCCCGACACTCGGCCCCATTGATCCGTCGCAAGGTCTTGTAACCTCGCTCATTAACGGTCAACCGTTTGAAATTTCTCTTGTTCAGCCATGGACGGCGGCGCTGCTTGGTCAGCCTGCCGGGCTCAACATTGATGCTACGACTGGGTTCTTCGTTGCTGACACTACTCAGACGACATTCTTCACGATCATTGAAAAGGTCTTCGGTTCTCCAACAGATGTTGGGGGCTCTACCGATACTGGTTCTCGTGTTAAGTGCGTTGCCACCTCGGGAGTAATCTAGTCTAATGCCTAACCAAGGTTTTATCTCAACTCGTACCTCTGAGCAGGGTCAAACTCGGGCTATGGAGCTGGCATACATCAATGCCAGCACCACGGTTCCGCTTCAATACCCGAAGCTGTTCAACCAGTTCTCGACGGACCCGCAGCGTTCAATCGCTACGGTCATGCCGATTGCTGAACTGGGCCTCTTGCGCGGTCGCACTGAAGGCGGCGCATTCACGGCCGACAACCCGGTCGAATTGATCCCAGCGACCTTCACGTACTCGACTCTTGGTCTTGCCTCGTTCGTTACGGAAGAAGCTCAGCTCGAAGACCCGCTCAACTTCGCAGGTCTCCTGCCGAAGATGCTGGCCAACTCGGAACGCTACACCAAAGACATTACGATCTGGAACACGATGAACTTCGCGTTCTCGCAACAGGTTCCTGGTACTGATGGTCTGCCTCTGTGCTCTACGGTTCACCCGCTGGGCCCCGATTGCCACTGCAACTGGCGTCACGTCTCTGACGGGCCTCACGTTCTCTAACTCTCTCGGTACGGCCCCGCTTACCCCGGAATCATTCCGACAAGCGGAAATCCTGTTCGAGACCCTTCTGACGGACCGCGCTCTGCCGGATCGTCGGACCCCCAAGTACCTGGTCTGCGGACCTCAACTTGCAAAAACAGCCCAAGAGGTTTTGGGAGCACGGCTGGCTCCGTACACTTCGGATAATACCCCCCAACACGGCCGCAGACCAGGCTGAGATTATGGTCGTCCGTTACCTCACGTCTCCGACTGCATGGTTCCTCTGTGCAGGACCCGGCGACTGGAAGGGCGGCGGTGACGCCAACAGCCTTGTGGTTGGGTACAAATGGCAGAATCGTGTCAAAGCATGGTACGACAACCAGACAGGGAACTACGGCATCCGCACTTCGTATCGCAACACCTACGGGTTTGTAAACTGGCGCGGGATCGTCGGCTCCCAGGGGAGCTAACAAATGCCGCTCACAAAGCAACACACTGCTCGGTATCCTCGCACCTGGGTATTCGATAACCTCCACTATGAGGGATTTGCTTCAGTAAACGTTGCTATCAGCAACGTAAACACCGCAGTCCTTGCAGTGATGCCCCTTGCTACTGGGGTTAAAATTGCTAAGGTCGCTGTGGCGTGGACTGCAATGACCGATGCCACGCCTAGCTTTAATATTGTCTACAACACTGCTCAAGCTTTGGGCAGCGCACGCTCGTATACGCAAGGCAATGTCGTTCCCCCCGATAACTCCTACACCGCTGGTATCACAGCTTCGACTGTTGGAGCAACCGTTAATACGGTTGGGTTTCCGAACCCGGCTCTTACTACTGCATATCCCAACTTCCAGCAAATCGGCGGCTTGGGCATTCCTACCAATGTTGCAGTTGATGGGCAGCCTGTCTTCGCGGCTGACGTCGTGTTTAATACGACCAACTTCCCAGGTGCCGGTACTACGACTGGCGGCCAGGGCATCCTGATCCCCACGAACTACGATGCTGTGTATCCGGCTGGCGTTTATCCGTATGGTGTTGCACAAGGTCTGCCTAACGCGGCGGACCTTCCGGCCTCCTTCACCCTTCGTGCAACGACTGGCGGCACTGAGACCATCACCAACCTGACTGTTTCACTGTTGCTGGTGCCGATTCTGCTGACGGAAGCTCTTGCACCAACCGCCGTTGTAGCCATACCAGGCACGTCGCCGTTCTAAGGAGGCATTAAATGGCCTCAGGCGCTGGCGTAAATAGAGTCGGAAACCTCGGGGGTATACCGCTTTTAACGGTGCCCCCTGGGGCTACCACGCCCGTTGCTCCTGCAGTGGGTGCATACGGAACGAATTCTGGTCCGCCTCCCGTAAACTATTCGCAAGGCATCTTCAATCAGGCAACCATCGGCACCGATTCTGGTGTACAGATGTTGACCGCGGTTGGGTTTACCAAGTGGACGTTTGCGATCATCGGACCGGGTGCCTATGCTGCTACGACGGCCGCATTTAACATTGCCATCTACGGCACGATTGACCAGTCTCTCCTGGGCCAGTCGTATGCCACAGCCTCAACTACTTCCAGTACGCAGGGCCACGACCCCAACTTCACGGCCAGCCTTACAGCCGTGAACGTCAACTCTTGGTTTCTGCTGCCTGGCGTATCAGAATCGACCGGCACGGGCACCATCACCAACCCCTTGACGACCTCTGCTACGGGGCCCAATATCCTTGTTGTCTCGATGCCACTGGTGGCTGTGCGGGCGGTTCTCTATAGTACGGCCCCCACCACAGGCACGGCCCCCATCACTGTCGTCGGATTCGCTGTCCCGTAACGTATGGTAGGATAGGACTATGAGCCTGGTAGCTTCGACGATTATCGCTCAGGTTCGACTTCTAGGCTCAGTTCCCAACCAAAACCAGGGCCGGTGGTCGGACACTAACCTATTAGTCTTCATAGACATGGCACAGAAGTACCTTGTCCAAGAACTGCTTTTTCCAGAGTGTCGGCTCATCACTACTACTGTGGCCAACACGCAGTATTACACTTTGCCGGAAACGCACAGGCTGTACCGGGTTTACATAGACAGTCAGATCATTGTGCCCGTGCCTGGCGGCATAGACACGCTGGAGGGCACCCAAATTGGAATGTATGACCAGACGGGCTCCGGCCCGGTAAGTTCGGACGCTCCTCAGGGAGGTGCTACCGCATCGCCTCAGTGGGCCACGATCACGCCAACGGCTTACCCTTACATTGCCAACTATGGGGCTCCTGCTCCGGCTACTCAGCCCGCCTTCATAGGCTCCGTGCCCAGGTACTATCGCCGGGGCGGCGGCATCGGCTTTGTCCCTGAGCCTCTCAACGCGGCCACACTTACCATTGATGGCGTCTTCACGCCGCCTACCATAACTTCATCCACACAGACCCTCCTGGTTCCGTCGTACTATCAGGACGCTCTGACCTGGTATTCTATTGTCTTGATGAAGTTTGCCGACGATACCCAGGCAAATCAGGATCAACGTAATTTTGCTGAGGGGCAATTTCGAGAACGCCTTAAGAACCTTCGTACCACCGTTCGTGCGTACTCCTTGGAGAATGATCGGTCTCTTGTCAGAACTGACAGGTATAAGTATGCCTTTGGTCGAAACACCGTCGCAAATGGCAGTCAGTCGATTTAGCCCATGTCAATGACATACTTCCCGTTTGGGACATATGACGTACCCAATGGTGGTACAATGTCGCTGTTGGACCCGTCTTTTGCGCCCACCGGGACCGGCACCGGAACAGGCGGAGATGACTCAGCGGCTATCGTCAACGCCATTACTTGGCTCAATGCCGCAACGGGCCGTGCCTTGTTTGTACCTCCTGCTACATCAGGCACGTATAACTACAACCAGACGACCAACGGCCCTATCACGCTGACAGGCGGGTATGCGACTATTTTCGGTGTCGGCGAGTTCGGTGCCATGTTTACTTTTACCGGCACAACTGGCAATGGCCTTGTTCTAAGTGGGACGCATCAAGGGTTGATAAACTTTGAACTTACATCGACGACTATGCTGGCTACCCAATATCTGTTGGATGTGGCGGTCGTCTCAGGCGGGGGCCAGTTTGTTTTAAGCGGTATCTTCTTAAATGGCGGCACAAGTCTTACTGGGGCTAACGGCGTTTTATTTGCTGTCCCAACCGGTGGGCAGTCTCAGGTCATCAACTTCAACGTAGCCAACTGCACAGCAGGCGTTACGTTTACTGCCGATTCGCCTGTGCAGTTTTTAGATTCACGTATTGTCGCCTGCACAAACGGTGTTGTATTGCCCGCTTCAAGTAGCATCACGGCAGCGAGTCCAAAGGTTTTCCAAGACTGCGTGTTCGGCAGCAACACAACCAATGTCTCGTTTGCCAGTGCTGCTAATACGTACGGTGGCAAAGTACTGTTCCGCAACAACACCGGCTTAAACCCTGTGGGCGTTCAGGTCTCCCCCGGCATACCTACATCTACAACGGTGACAACCAACCCGTTCCCGTATGATGTCGAGGTATACATGGTTGCGGGGGCCTCGACGGTCACCGTTGCTATTGGGGGTACGACAGCATTTGTTGTGCCAGCTAACGCCGCCATAACCTTCACAGTGCCCTGGAATCAGACGTACACGCTGACGTATTCGACGACTCCTAGTACGCTGAATTATGTCGGGTTCTAGTGTATGGCTGGCGAAGCAGTACAGCCTCTTCTATCGGCTGGCCCATTTCAGGGCGTAGAAACAACTAACGGCGACATTTACACGCCTCCTACCAAGGCGTTGTCAATGACTGCTGGAGATTGTGAGACTACTCCGAAGTTCCTTCAAGCGGCGCAGGGACGTCAGTCTCTTTTTCAGGCCCCCTCTAACTTGCCCGGCGGCACAGTTGGAGCGATAGCAGAGGTTGACCAGTTCTCCAACGGCGGATATGGTACAGGAACCGTTACATCCACCAGTACCGTATTCGGTACTATTCCCATTGCCAATTACGACGCAACTTTTTCGGCTCGTTTCATATGGAATCCCAACTTTGGGGCTCAGTTGCTAACGACCAATTCGGTAGGTCCGGGCGATCTTCCGTTTACTATGGCACTGCCTGCACAGAGCCTTCTTGGTACAGCAAGTTTTCGGACAGACATGTTGTCTGATGTATACATGGACAATTATGGCTGTCAGACAGACAGCCTCCTTGCCAACGCTGTCTCTAATTGGACTCACTACTATGCGCCATTTGCGGACGGCGGCATTGCAGGAGTGCCTTACAATCCGGCCGGTGCCGGTAATGGTATTGTTGTCGGCGGTATCACAACCGGAGTCACTCCTCTTCCATCGGATACGTATACCTACTACATAACGTACATTGTTAGTTCTAATACGGCGGGGGAGTATCACACCGCTCAGGAGACGACGCCATCTCTTATTGGGTCATACACCTTGGGGCTGCCGGGTTACATCACTCTAACCCCAACGGGTTCGTTTACCTGGTCCGGAGCATTTCCTAATGATCCAACAGTCAACTACTCATCCGTTATTTACAGAAGTTCGACAATGCAGCCAACCTTGTTTGTAGATGAGTATCTTACTGGATCGGCTGTGTATGACGATTATTTTACTAATACTAACATTGCAGGCAATGCGCAGATAACTCTGCAAAGAGACGTGCCTCCGGTTCGACCATACCCAGACTTTTCTCGAACCGGAAACGTAGCAACCTATACAACATATATTCCAGGCGCTCCTATGGAAATGCATCAGGGGCGTATGTGGTATTTTGCATACGTTCAAAACTCCGACACCCAGTTCGCTCCGCAGCTTCAGTTGTGGTACTCAAATCTGTTTAGACACTGGGAGTTTGACAAAGTCAACAATGTGTTCCTTGTTGACAACACGACAAGTACTCCTCGCACGGCTGACGGTCCGTGGGAGATACCGCCCCCAACTTCATACCCGTTGACAGCGGCCTCGAACATCTATGTTTATCCCAATAACATGTATGTAGAAGTGCCTTCAGCGATGAAGTCTATAGCATCTGTTTTGCTGTTCTGGACCACGGAAGTAATGTACATCCTGTATGGTAATAGTCCGGCTACGTACTTGTTCCAGAAATTTGCCGACATTGGATGCCTGTCCATGAACTCTGTTGCATATGCCACCACTGAAAACTCAATTGGCGTGTTTTGGATGAGCGAGAATGGCATCTATTTTACTGACGGCCAGCGCATTCAATATGTAAGTGACTCCATTCGATCTGTCATTGACGGACTCACCATTAGAGATCGATTCACTTGTTGTGGATTCTATAGCAACCACGCCTACTATATTTCCTTTGCTGACCTGGGACAGACTTGGGGCTATAAAACTACGACCGGAGAATGGTTCGGGCCCATACCTTACACCACAGCAAATGCTATCAGCATCCCAGCTAACCCCCGCATTGGCCCGGATGGGTTCACCCTTGGAACGTCGGGGATGAATCAGGTCACGGCCGTACGGCCCAACAGCCTGTTTGTTGATGCCTGGCTCGATCAAGTTGATACAGATTTGGGCAGTCCGCAGACTGTGACTTATCAATCTCTGGATCAGGCTGGGGGCAATCCACACATGGAAAAGGAGTGGACGCATGTTGCCATTGTTCATAAGCAGCAAAGCACTTCCATAAACTGCACAGTCACTGTGCAAGCGGATGATGATCCAACCAAAACTTGTTCAGTTACTTTTGATATGAGTCAGGGGCCTGTTCAGATTGGCACATTAAGCTATGAAGGCGTTGGCAGTGGTCCACTCCGCGGCTACATCGCCTCAATGAAAATCAGTTTCACCACTGTTGCTGGGAACGCAACTGCCCCCATTCAGATCAAGAACGTAACCGTGTATGGCAGACATGGAAGTCGTAATCTGACTCCTACTTTGAGCCTGTCGAACGAAACATAATGCCAGCCAACGGAAACAGTAACCAAGAGATTATTATCCAAACGACAGGAGCAGGCCCTGGCTTCCCAGCCGTTTCTTCTCTAGCCGGACAGCCCGGCTACCCAGCCACCAACCCGCCAATCAAAGGGGCGACCGTACCCTACTGGTCCTGCGGTTCAGTGATCCCAACCTTCACTGCACCTTACGGATCACTATACTCAAACTCTGCCGCCACCACAGCGTCATCCACCGGCCCCCTCTTTGTGTTTGTGCCCTCATCTGCGGCAGGCTCGCCTGGCGTATGGCAAATAGTTGGAGGCAGCGGATCAAGCGGTGTCACGCAAATCATCGCAGGCACCAATGTCACAATTTCTCCTGTGGGGGGCACAGGCATTGTTACAGTTAACGCGACGGTCCCGACACCGGAGCCGGTTTTTGACACGCTCGCCCGAGCCTACGCACATTACTATACGATGGACGATGTGAGCGGGACGACGATAGCCGACACGGGTGCGACGGCCGGCTCACCTGGAACATACTCTTTGACCGGGCTGACCTTGAATCAAATTGCGTTACGCAACGACAATGAAGGTTGCCCCATCTTCGATGGCGCGTCGGGGTACGCAACGATCCCGGACACTACATCGACGACCGGCTTTACTGTTGCCGGGATGATTGCGCTGAACCCGAAAGTCGCTGGTTCGGGCGGTTCTTATTATTTCTGGATGACAAATAATAATGTCGCAGGTGTTGATGCTGGTTTCATCCTCTATACAAACGACGCAAATCTAACTATTTTATGGGGAGGCGGGTCGAGCAGTACGGATATCGTCGCAACGAATTTCCTCGGGGTAACTGCATACTCGCCGGTCCCCCCGTTCTTTACCGTCTTTACGCATAACGGCACTGTCGGCTCGTTATACCTCAACGGCTTTCTTATCGGCCAGGCGACAAACGGCTATTCCCTGGGTGGGAACCCGATTTACATTGGGTCGCTTGTCGGCCCGGTCGGCCCCTATGTCCCCGGCGCGTTCGGCAAGATGATCGTCCATAACGCTGCTCTCACGCAATCCCAAGTATCAGCTCTTACGAATGCCCAGAGGATCGGATGAGTAGCGATTTACCCGTGTGGCAGATGTGGTAGAATAAGGCTATGTCATTTCAAACCCCGGGCGCAGGCGGCAAGGCTTCTTACGGTGCTCAAGCAGGACAGGGTGGTAAAGGGGCTTCCCAGGCCGGTGTAGGCGGCAAAAGCGGCGCGGCCTCATCTGGGTCCACCGGCAAGGCTGCAACGCCTACAGCGGGCAGCAATGCCCCAACAGCGACCTCTGGCGCGCAGTCCCCGGGCCTCCTTAGTCTTATCAACGGCCTTATAGGCGGCGGCGGCAATGGTCATAACCCGGTGGCTACCCCTCAGCAGCCGGGAACCCCATCAGCGATCGGCACGGGATCGTCTCCCACCCCGGCCTCGCCAATTATGACTGCGCCCGGTATGCAGGCAAACCCCATTCAGCAGCCCATCAGCGCTGGCGGGGCTCAGTCGCCGCCCGTGGCGGGTCACGGCCCAACAGGAGGGCTCCTTAGCCCAATTGCTCAAGGCTACCAGGGAGCAAGGTCCTTTCAGCAGAATCCTAATGAGGGCGGGGCCTCTTCCTCGCTATCTTCGTTTACCGCCCCCAGTGCGACCCAGGGGGGCATGGATGAAATATTTTAATGTCACTTGCAGAAAAGTACGGATTCGTTTTATTTCAGGCCGAGGCAGACTCTCCCGCCGTACGATATTTCATAGAGGACCATTTAAGCTTTTATGGATACCCCGCGGATGTTCAGCCGTCTTCAACCACGTGGTATGGGGTCTGTCGAGAGGGCAATGTTTACGGTGTGGTTGGAGTTCGGCCCCTCAGCGAGAAAACTGTGGAAGTGCCTGACTTCTTCTTTCAGCGGTCAAGATGGGGTATACTGGCAGGGTATGCTGCCTTGGAGCTTATCAAGGAACTCGCTATTGCCCTAAAGATAGAGGTCATAACCGCCACCCCTGTTTGGAATAAAAGAATGATGAAAGCCATTGAAAAGGTCTTCGGTATTGAAGTGTCCCACTACATCTACCGCTTCCGTCCGGAAGGGGTCAATCCCTAATGGGTTCTAGCAATGGCTTGACGTTGGGGGTGGAAGAGCTGCAAACCGCAACTCCCCTCACCGTTTACCTGAACCACGAGCAACGCATCCGTAATAACGCTGCTGAGATTGCCGCGACTAATGCTACGCTGGCAAGCCTCTCTCAAAAATTGGATGCAATTTTGGCCTTTGTCCTTGTTCAGGTTATTGCACTTGTTGGTACCTTGGGCAGTATTGTAGTTCGCCTTCTTACGAATGGGGGCCACCTCTAATGGGTTTAGATGCCGGTCTGGCCGGTGCCTCACTCATTGGTAACCTTGTCGGCGGCGGCAAGGCCAGTTCGGCGCAGAACAACGCGACTAATCAGGCCACGCAAGAGCAGAACCAAGTCATGTCGATGGTTAACAACTTCATCAATCAGGCCACGCCAACCATCCAAGGACTTGTTCAGCAGTTGCAGGGCTGGTCTGGCCTGAAGCCCCAAGAGCTTACTGCTTTAACGGCCAATGCCGCTGCTTCCGGTAACAGTGATATTCAAACTGCCCAATCTCGCGGCGCGTTTGGTGCAAACCAAAACGCTGCCATTGGCAGTGCGCTCACGCAGAACCAGCAGACGTCTGAACTTGCGGCTTCCAATGTCGGTGCGGCGGCTGCAAGTCAGGAGCTTAGTGCCCTCCAGTCTATTCCTTCGGCAGAGAACGTCTTAAACCCGTCTAATGCAGGCGGCGGCCTCCTGACCGGGCTTTCTGGTCAGAATCAGAGTTACGCAGAAGGCATTGGCAATGCGTGGGCACCGGCCTCGTCCAGTCTCGGCTCGCTGGGCAGCATACTGCAGAACGGCAAAAGCACTTCAACCGCATCAAATCCTTATAACAGTGGCGTGCTTTCCAGTCCGTATGGTTGGGGCGGTTACAGTCCCGCAACCACATCAACCGGCGGCCCCACTGACTCTTCAGCAAGTCCACTCTCTACGGGAGTGGGGGGCTTGGGATGGTCGTAAGTGAGTCGCATTGCGGTCGTTGCGTCCCTCTCCTATGGGCTTTCCTGGTGGAAGCGATTACAGGACGAGGGCCACTCAGTCCTGGTTTGGAATAAGGAAGACCCCAACAAGCACATAGGCGAGGGGATTATCCCTATCGCAGGCACGTTTGAGGAGCTGTTCTGGTTCGTCAAAGAGGCCAACATACAGCGCGAACCCGCGTTTATGTTCTTTGATGCCACCGGCCAGGGTGAGAAAGCCGATCGTGTCCGCAGGTGGGGCGTCCCTGTTGTGGGCGGCTGCGGCTTTGCCGACAAGCTAGAGAAAGACCGTCTGTTCGGGTTTCGCATTGCCGAAGAGGCCGGTGCTATGCTGCCGCCCCATCAAGAGTTCCCCACCCTGTCCTCCTCAGAAGGTATGGGCCCGCCCGACTCGCCGTTCTTCTTCAAGAGCAATCGGTTTCTGTCGTCCAATGCCACCAAGTGTCTCGAAGACGCTGAGCACCAGAAAGAGTATTTCGCTGACCTGCGTGAGCAGCATGGCGACAACATCAAGCACATCCTCCAGCAGAAGATCGAGGGCGTGGCGCTCTCCACAGCCCGCTGGTGGAATGGCTATAACTGGACAGGGCCCTACCAGGCATCCTACGAGCACAAGGCATTTATGAACGACGACATTGGCGGCTCGACCGGCTGCGCCTTCAACGCCATGTTCTACCACCCCAGCGACCCCAAGATTGCTGAAGACCTCGGCTGGGAGAATCTCACCGGGGCATTCCGCAAGCACGATGCTGCCCCGGGGTTGTATGATATAAATGCGGTCGTAGATGAAGACGGCCAGAGCTACTTCCTTGAATGGACCCCCCGACTTGGGTATGACTCAGAGCCCGCTTCCCAACAGAACATCCCCTCTTTGGGGGATCACCTCTTTGCCCTTGCCGAACAGCGGGACATCCCTCTGGTATCGGGAGACATCGTATATAGCACCCGCCTATCTGTTCCTCCCTACCCCTGGGAGCATGGCAAGATTGGCGATCCCCACGGAGCAGTTGACGCCCCTGTTCAGAACGTAGACGGCCTGTGGGAGAAACACTTCATTGGCTATCAGCTCAAGGCTGACCCCCAGCATGGGCTGGCCGTGGCCTCACCTGAAGGCATCGTGGGCCTGGCTATGGCCAAAGGCTCGAAGCTGAGCAAGGTGACTGAGGAGGCCACGGAGTATGCCAAAGAGCTTCACAAGCGAGGCGTAGACGCCCTTCAGTTCCGCACAGATGGCGGGAAGGTCATCAAAGAAGATGCCGAGAAGGTCCAAGATGCCGGGCACGAGATTCACCCCGGTTTGCTGAAGTAGTATAATAAGGCTATGGCTGGACTAGGCGCGCAGATTGGTGCGCTCAATAACCCCCAATATCAAACCATCCCTGACGACCAGACTGCTGACCAGGGAGTAGATCAGGCTGGACCGCGCGCTGCTACCGTCCCACGGGCGGGGGCTGCCTTTGGTATTGGCAGTCTGTACGATAACTACAAAAAGGCCCAGTTTCAACAGATAACTCAGGCTACGCAGCTCTCTGCTGCGGCCCGTCAACGTATCACGCAGATTTATGAGGCTGGCACGGTCAACCCGCAACTGCAACAGGACCCCCGCACGGGTCAGCAGCTCGATCAATTGTTCAAACACATGGGCTTGCAGGGTGCCCCTCGCGGCGCAAATGGTCAGTTAGATTGGAACGCCCTGGCCCCTGTTCGCCAACTGTCCGAACTTCCAGAAACAACGCTTAAAGCCTTGCGGCAAATGCAACCGGCTCAACGAAAAGCCGCCGTTAAAGCAATGCACCTTGTTGGCGTTGATGATTTATGGCTTAATGCGCCAGCAGAGGCGTCCGATAAAGAGAAGCACGACTTTCAGGCGGGCTTCAATAGAATGCTCTACGGCGGCGGGTTGCACGGTATGACGGCAGCTGGATTTCAAGGGTGGCTCGATAGCAACCGCAACATCATGGATCAGACATTCGGTGAAGGCTCTACAGACCGATTTTTTTCCGATCATCCTGAAATATTTTCTGAAATGCAAACGCAGGCAACGGCCGCGCTTACTAAGATCAATAAAAGTATTGCTGAAATTCAAGCACGAACGGATACTCTGCGTGGCTTAACACCGGAAGCTAAGGCACGAATCAAGTATGATACTGAACATGCCTCTGAAGCCCATGACATGGATCAGCTTCTTCAGGTCAAAACCAAATACGCAGGCGTTGAACTTAGGGACCTGCCTGGGCTTGATGCTGGCAAAGTACGTCAATTAAATGCCAGTGCAAATGACCTCAATGCTAATGCTAGGCATTGGAATCAGGTTGTTGATGATTTGAAACGAAATGGCGGCCCCTCGGGTCAGGCAATGAAGGACATTACTAAGGCGTATGCAGAGGCCAATTCGACGTTTAAGACTGTAAGCACTGCGTATTACTCAGCACTTAATGGTTTGGGCGTTTCCGATGAGCTGCAACACGCCTTTGATGACGCAAGAGATCGGTTGGACACGGTGAAAAGCGCATATGATGCTCTGAGTAGGCCGGAAACAAAGGCTGCGATCGCAGCCGCTACTGCTCAGCGTGCTACTAATGTAACGACTAAGCCGGTTAATACGGGTGGGGGCAATTCCAACTGGAACCCCCATCCCCCCGGCTATGCAGGCGATGTTAAAGACAGCAAAGGTAACCCGCTCGGCTGGAATGGTACGGCATGGGTTCAGAAAAGTGGAGCGCCGCCGCAATAATGAGCGGTGTAGGCCCACTCCCACCGGGCGCAACAGTGGGGGCCCCAGTTGCTCCTCCTCCCCCCGGAGCTACAGTAGGTAAGACTCCAGAGGCCCTTGATTTTGACACGATCAAATCATACTGGCTTCGGGCCGGAGGCAACCCCGATGACGCCGACCTCATGGCTCATGTTGCCATGGCCGAGTCGTCAGGTGTCCCTGCGCGGGTTGGTCCCGTAACGAATGAGGGCGGCAAGAACTACACTCATACTGGTCTATGGCAGATTTCTAGTAATCATGGACATGGTAACTGGACTGATCCGTTGGAAAACGCCAAGATGGCCGTCCAATTGTACAATGGTCGCCGTGCTCATGGAGGCACTGGCTATGAAGATTGGGAAGCCTCACGAGATGTGTGGGGCAAGTATCTTCCTGTACCCCCGCCCCCTCCGGGGTCTACAACCCAACATGATATTCAACATGCTGCTGAGACACAGCCGTCGCACAAATTGCCTCTACCTACCGGCACGCACATCGAAGGCAAAAATCGGCCCCGCAATGAAGACCCTCGCCTAGGCAACTACAACATAGTAGAGCAGGCTGCTGGACATCAGGAGCTGCCCTTCATGTTGGCCAATGCAATTCTGTGGGATAACTTGGACAAGACTGGTGGCACACACGTCAAAGAGGTCATGGACCTGTGGAAGCCTGTAACAGTCGGAGGCAAAGGCAGTCCTGCAGCAGCATCGGCTATGTACGGCACAAACAGCCCGCGTGTTCTTGAAATGTATGCCCGCTCAGGTAACCCCGTACTGCAGGCTTATGCCGCCGCACTTAAAGCGGGCGGCTCGAAACTCTCTGGTGCTGCCACCTTCGTTGAAGAGTGGTTCAACCCCATGGGTTGGGCTGAAGGCGGCATGGTTGGTAAGTTGGGAGGCAAAGTTCTTTTGCCGCAACTCTTTAAGATTCCCGGCGTCCAGCAAACAGTTAGCAATCTCTTACACTCCATGAGCATCTACAAGGGCATCGTCGCAGCTCATGGTGAAGGCCCCCGCAATGTCTTAGCCGCCACAGGTCAAATGCTGGCTCGTGCAGCCTCCCAGGGTCACGATCATATGATGGATGTATTCAATGGGTTCAGCGCACCTGAGCAAGAAGAAATCATTCGTCGTCAACAGCATCTACCGTCCAATACAGATGTGGGCAATGCTGAACGCAATGCTCTTATCGACGCTGCTGCAGAGAAAAAGCGCAACCTGACCAGAGAGCGGACCAGGGAATTGATGGAAGCCGGTTTGCTGAAAAAAAGCCAAGTCAAAGCTACCGCTGGGCCGCCTACAACTTTACGTATCAAGGGCGTTGATGTTCATTTTGATGGCGACCCAGGCACGTATCACGGACTTCGGGGTCAATACAATCATCCCAATGCGGCTTTCAATCAAATGCTTGAGGAGCTTGAGCACCAAGGACGTACGCCGCAAGCAGGTATAAGCAGTACCAGGCTGTCTACTAAACACTCTGTTAAGGCCAACCTTGATGAAGCTAAGGCTGATAGGGAAGGTGTGGGTCCAAGCCTTCTCAAAGGCGACATTGACCATGCTGACATCTTTCGTCGGTACATGAGTACAAGCGGTAAGCTATTGGCCTTCAAGCACGGCATGGATGAACTTATGCGCTTGCACCCTGACCTCATTAGAGTGCCCACAAGAACGGCTGAGCGTCGGCAACTCATTGAATCTGGAAAGTTCATTCCTATTGACCATCCCTCTTCCGGCATTGCCGTTTTTAGAGATAAGGGATCGCCGTTCAGACAGAACACCCTGATCTCTCCGGCCTTTCGTGACTTCCTCAACAACAAAAACAGCCTATCTCAAATCTTGGGCAAGTCTGTTTTTGATGCGGGTGGCCCATTAAGTCGTGAGGCCAAATGGGTCAATGCTTTCAACGGCGCTTATCGAGCCGCTATCGTAGCCAATCCTGGCTACCACGACATTTGGAACGTGGCCCCCAATGCCTCCGCGGCAGCAGGCAAATCCGGCATTGCTGGATTAGGGCTAGCGGTACTGAATGAAACGCGTGCTTTACTTGGTGTGGGCGCTACTATGAGCCATGCATTCGGCGGTGTACCTCTTGTCGGTGGCTTAGCTAGAGGCGTTACAAGCACGCTTGATGCCGCGCGTGAAGGGCTGGAGCACCCGTTCCTCGTTGGCACCGACCACTACCAGGCTGCTATGCACGCCGCCCTTGCTGCCGGTGAGTCTGCTCAAGCAGCCGGTAAAGCGGGTAGGGCAGCGGCAACAGAATTCGCTTTGGGCCACGGCGCTGGCGCAGAGTTCGGCGCTCCTCATACGGCCTGGGGAGGCACGCCAGGACGCATCTACACACGTCCGTTGAAGGACCCCACCACAGGGAAATTCACCCCCGTGTCTGCACAGGAGTACGTAGATCGCATGTTGACACGCGCAGATCAATGGAATCAAAAAGGCACGTTCGATGAACGCGGCGAGCAGGGGTTTGCTGTAACGCTGTTCCATCAACTGTACAGTCAGGGCCCGCTCAAAGGTGATCCCTATGCTGTTGCTTGGGCCGTACGCGAAGCTCTAGGCAACTACCGTAATCTGGACCCCGACAACCCGTTGACGAAACTCATTTTGTTTGCCCCCTGGCTGTTTTCTGATGTGCCATTTTGGTTTCGAGCGTTTACTAAAACGCCTCAGTTCGTTACTGCTCCAACTCAGGGGTCACGCACACAACGTGAGAACGCGGGTGATCCCACTGCTTATGATGCCTCACACCCACATATGGGCGTCTCAATATATGAAGGCGGCGAAGAGGCTCGCACCTTGCCAGCCTCATTCAAAGACGCTGAGCACATAGCTCAGGCAGCCTATGACATGATACCGCGCCACCTCGGCGGACCCGCCGACCCAGAGTCAGCTACAAGACTTATGACGAGTGAGATTGCCTCTCGTATGAAGCCCATAAGTCCGGGCTTTAACCTTCCTATTCCGGGCATTCTTAACACCGTTCTTACAACCATGGATGCGCGGGCACACCCGGCCGGAACGTATGCAGGTTATGAAGTCATGTACGACAAAAACCAGCCTGATGAACGCAATTCTCAGCTTGCATGGAGTTTTGCTACCGATATGGCCCCTTTACCCGCGCCATTTGTCATGCGCGACATTATCCGTAATGGTTATGATCCGGCCCGTATGTCTGACTATATTCAGGAAGCCCTGGGTATGGGGTACATTTCTACTAGAATGGCGGACAACTTCAAGAGAATGCAGAACGCCAACGAGCAGTGGCTAGAAAAACACATGGCCCTATCTCGTAAAATTCAAGCTGGAGCACACCCAAGGAACGAGGCTCAGTATCGCGCCTTTCTTGATAAGGTATCCGGCGTGTACAAGGCTAATGCGGCTCGAATACAGGCCGCAATACAGTCGTCAAAACAAAGAAGCGGCGCTGTTGCACCGCCTCCTCCTGGGTCTACGGTCGATTCTATTCCGCCCCCACCTTCAGGCGCTACGGTTGTGCCTGTCGGGCACTAGGGCGTCTTAAACAACGCCATTTCAGCCGCGCGCCTGCGTACCAATCCTGGAAGGGGGCCATCGGCTCCGTCGGACCACATCGCAAACGCAGCAGCGGCCCCCTCGAAGTCACCCGCGTTAACGTCGTGCAACACGGTGGAGCGGGAAAGCGCTCCGAGTCCGATGTTGTATGCCAGCGATACCAACGCACCAAATTGATTGGGCGTGAGGTCGCGATTGACCATGCCGTTGACTCCCTCCTCGAAGTAGCCCAGGTCATGGGCCAGAAGGTCGTCGGCGGTGTCCTGTGTGATCGTCATGCCCGGCGCCACCGGCTCACCGTTGACCGTGCCTGTGTGGCCGTAGCCGATCGTGTAGGGTTCTCCGCCTGTGCCTGGATCAGGATACGCTGTAAGGCGGCATCCTTCAAACTCTTTGATAAGGTTAAGCGCGGCTTCGTTTACTTGAGGCATTAGGACTCCTGCTGACTAAGGAAGGCGTGAATAGCTAGGACTTCATGGACCAGCACTAGGGCATCGTTGTTAAGCCTACGGCCATAGGAGATGGCGGTTGCACACTGCTCTAGTCGCTTGGAGACGCTCATTAGTTGCACGGCCACCGGGTTTGACTCTAACACTTCGGGACTTCTTCCATTACGTTCCAACTGTGTAACTCTTTTACCAAGCTCTGTAAATCTTCTTCGCTGTCTACCACCAGTGCCTCGCCTCCTTGGGCTTTGATGGTATCAAGAACTCTTTGTTGCGAGGCCGTTACTCCATACGACCCCCGGCCATCCGGCCTCTTTACTTCGATAGCTATAAACATGCCCAAGAAGCACCCCATGATGTCTGGAATGCCAGCGCGCCCGAACCGGGTTCTGGGGGTGGTATACCACCAACCCCCCAGAGCGTGCAGTTCTTTGAGGATACGTGCTTTGAACTTATCCTCAGGCCCGATCATGCCAGGTTCAGGTCCGACGAAACGACCTGTGGATTGCCGCCAGCGAGACCCGTCACCTTCTTCTTGCGAACCGTTTTCTTCTCGCCGGTTTTCTTGTCCGTGTATGACTCGTCGTACACCAGGATGTCAACCTCCTTGCGAGCCAGGCCCTTAGCGTACTGCACACGAGCCTGACCCGGATCACGCGTCAAGCGTTCGTCGGGATTCAGTCCGTTGACTGCGCGTAGATCAGCCTTGATCTCCTGTAGTCCCGGTGCAAACCACGACCCGGCGTTCTTGCCTGGATACGCGGCCAGCGACCGATAGATACGCAGGTCCTCGCCCTCCTTGGGGCCCGACGTGATCTGGAAAATCGCAAGCAGTGACGGGTCACGTCCGACTTGTTCAGCCACTTGTACGTCCAGTAACTTGCCGGTGTAGTGGCCGAGGTCGATCTGTTTGCCAGCTTCGCCAATCTCGTCTTGGCTAAATGTGGTAGGGGCTTCACTCATTATGATGTTGCTTTCTCCGTATGCTTAAGTAGTGCTTTGGAACATGCAAGGGACGTCTTGCCGATACCGGGTGGTCCGTAGATTACTGTCCAGCCGGGGTCTTTTTGGAGGGTGTCGCAGAGCTTCTGCCAAGTCGGATCAACGATTCCGGTGGGAAGTGTTTGGGCAACCGATCTTGGTACATGATATTTCGTAACATGTCCATCGATCCCTTCTGCGGGTCGAAGGTATAGGACTCTTGTGCCTGCTTTGTATTTGACATTTCCTTCCTTGTCTTTAACGTCGTCGAACAGCATCGACAAACGAAACACATCTGTTGAATGTGCCATGAGCGATCCGTAGAACGCCTGGTTAAGTCCAGGAGCACGCTTCTTCGACTGCGTAATTGCGTCTACCTGCTCGTCCTCATGGGCTGTAGTTATGACGTGGGTTCCGACAGCGCGTACGTTCTTGAGGCGTCGCATGATAAGCTTCTCAGCAGCCTCATATTGAGTAAGAAAATTCTTATCTCCGCCAAAGTAGAGTGTTCGTTTAGCCCACAGGTCTTCGCTAACTTCAGTACCGAGACGGAAGTCTCCGCGTGTGGTGTTACCAAGCGTACTGATTGTATCGACACAGACGGTATCCGCCTCAGATAGCTTGGGTAAGAGGGCAACGATTGCTTTATCGAATGCCTCGAATGTGGGAAGTGGAATGTGAGTTACTAATCCCTGGTCGATTAAGTCCTGTACGGACTCTGTGCCGCCAAGGTCGGCATCAAGTAGGTAGAACAACCTAGGTTACTCCTTCTGGAAGTTCAATTGGTTCTTTTCTATTCGGCGCAAGAATCGCCAAATCCTGCTCGTCTAGTTGTCCGTGCTCCAACTCTGCCTTACAAAGGTCGCGATAGAAACATGATCCGCAAGTGAATGGAGATGAGCCCTTAAGATCAGTGCGCCAATACCGTCCGGTTTCCCGTGACACCAGCATGGCTTCAGCGACCCATTGGGTTTCTCTCCAAATGTCTTCTGCCTCTCGTCGAGATATGACCAGGGGGAAATTGAGGTAGCAATCTCGTTCTGTCCAGTAGCCCTTAGAATTTTTAGTCCCAGGAACACTTCGTCTAACGTACTCGTACTCAAACTCAACAGGTCTTCCCGGGAATTTGAGCATAAGCGCAGATATATAGATGCGTCCCTGAAAGTCCAAGTCCAAGTCCAATGTTGGGGCGCGTTCAAAAGTTTTGTAGTCTCGTCCGACGATTGTTCCATCTGGCCTCTCGTATACTAGATCGAAGGTGGTGCGGAGATACACTCCGTCAATGAGTGGGGTATAAAGCGGTTCCTCTACCATAAGGACGCCTTCAGGCAGAGGTTTGTGTTCTAGGTACGCACGGGCAACATCTGTCATGCCGTCGCCTGTGTCTGGGAAGGCGTAGTCGCCTTTAGCGGCCATGGCCATGAGGGCATGGAATGACGCACCCTGCTCTACGTATTCTGGGATTGTAACGGGCTCCAGGCCGCGTTCGTAGCCCAGGTCATAGGACTTGGGACAACGCTTGTAGGCCGCTATGGCGCTACTGCTAAATACGATGGGCTTCATCATTGACCTTCTCCTGCCATTCGTACTCCCACTTTCCATTTTTGTCCTCTGGAATTTTAACTGTGTGCGTCCCTGGCGCATCGTTCATTTGATACAATGCACAAACCGCTATGTAAATCAGCTCTTCGTCTGTTAGCATCAACCTTCCCCCGGTACGTATGTAAACTCAACGGTCAACGGCACAGTTATGTCAATGCCGAAGATGTCTCGCAACTTGTTGATGGGTTCCTCTACCATGGCCCGACGCACTTCGTCTTCGCAAGCGTGTGCTTCTTCTTCGGAGTCCCACTCGAAGGTGATGGCGTCGTGGAAGAAGCCATTGATCGGAAAACCACGTTCGTGGCAAGCGACCAACCCGAGCTGTGCAATGTCGGTACAGGGAGACTGTATAGTATGATTGACTGCCTGTCTGACCATTTCGTTCCAAAGTCCGCCGGACTTGGGAAGAAGCTCGGGATTGCCAAAGTGTCTGCGCCTACCAGATACGGATTCAATATAGCCTTGCTTTCGCAAAGTTGCACTTGTGCTGTCCCACCACACCAACACTTCAGGAAGCAAGTCGAGCCACGCACTTCGTATGTTGCGGGCGTCGGTAAGTGACATTCGTATGCCGGAGGTTTTGAAGGCATATTGAGCGAGTCCTTCCGCGGATGATTTGTAAAGTAGACCGAAGTTGCCAGACTTGGCTATCTGTCGTTGTTCCTTAGTAACACTATAACTGTCAATACCATAAAAATGGCCAGCAAACCAACTGTGTGGGTCAAAATCGGGGTTTTGTATGTACTCGTCGAGTGCGCCAGCACAGCCAGCAAGCCACACAGCAAACCGAAACTCAATAGCAGAGTAGTCAACAGACGCATAGCATTTTCCTTTCGGGGCTCCGAACATCGCCTTCAGCTCTCTTGGCATATTGTGATGCCGAGCTGAAACACGCCCAGAGTCTGTACCTAAGATGTTGTATGGGAAGTGGATTCGTCCGAGTTTAGAGTAGGGCCGGACAAAGGTGGAGAGCATCTTACCGGCATGACGGTAGGCAATGATGTCCTTCGCGATAGGATTAGAAGAGGCGAGAAGATGAGCAACATCAGAGCTATGCCTTGGGTTTCCAAAAAGATAGCTGGCAACCTGACGTGGGGAATTAGGATTTCCAATGCCTGTTCTTTCTACGATAGACTGTCGTAATCGTCCTTGCTCCTCGGCATACTTCGCTTCCCATTCGGCAGCAATTCGCTGATTGATAAAAAGCCCGCGTTCACTGCATGCCTCAAAGGCTCCGAATGCCGGGCGCATAATGTGATCGTGTATGCGTTTCCGGGGTCCGAGACGGTCACACAACACCTCCCACAGCCGATAGGTATTTTCAACATCCCGCGCATTGTATGCCGCGAACTCTTCCGAACCGATCTCTGCATGTAAGCCCTCCTTCCAGCCTTTGACTCCTAGGTATTTGACGGATAGAGCTTCAAGTCCTCTAGGTTGAGCCTCATCATCCAAATACGCCAGGACCATTGTGTCATCGCCGATTGACTGTATATTAGCTCCATTCCGTTGCAATACAGGGACATCAAACGCCCAGGAGTTGTGGCCAATGATAGGTCCTGTAACGTATCTAGGAGAGATAGAACTAACCGTAGCGGGGCTTTTTCCGTCAAAGACTGCCCATTGTACGATGGTATCTCCACCCGTAACAAAAAAGTCAGTCTCCACATCAAGCGCAGTCGGGTCGCTTGCTGTCCAGCAGTCAATGTCTTTTCGGACATAGTTAATAGATTCTTCTTTCTTTAGTCTGTCATGTGCGCGTCGAAGATCAGAGACCACAGTGTTTCTGACCTTTGGTACCACCAGGAGCATTTGCGGAGAGTAAGTCGGAAAGACTTGTGATTCGTATTCAAACTCAGGGTGTAAATTGACATCGGTCCCCCTACGGCTGGTGAGTCCAGATTGTCTACACAGCGCTCGAAGCGCAATGTCCCCCAAGGCAACGATAGTTGACGGTTGAAATTCGTGTATTTCATCTTTGAGTAGCTCCCTGCAAGCATCTATCTCTGCCGTGCCGCATTTGCCGGGGCAACGGACAGCAGACACAACTCTCCACTCGTCAGGTTTGAAGCCCGCATCAGCCATTAGCCCGTCTAAAAGTACCCCGATGCGTCCTGACATGACCTCACCTGCGAGGTCATCGGCAGTTGTTGGCTCGGGGCCAACCAACAAAACGCCGTGCAGGGCAGCACTGCCTCGTCCTGGCACATCAGGAGAAATGCAGGCGGATGCACGGGGACAATTTGGACAACTCATCTTTTCAGAAACCCGTAAGACATTTCTCGTATGTCAGCGTGTGTAACAGCATCATGGATGCCGGTTTTGTTAGCTATGACCTTTGCGATGAACTCATCGACCGTTCCAACGCAGCGATAGTAAGTAACGCAGCGATTAATGCCCGGCTTATACACGCGGTCACGAGCTTGTTCTTCATCCACGAAGGAGAATGACTGGGACACAAAGAGAGCGTGTGTAGCCTCCGCAAAAGAAATACCAAGAGCCGCCGTTCTTGTTTGTGCCACCATGATTGCGCTGGTGGGACAATCCCGAATTCCAGCTTCACCAGCAGTTCGATTGCTAGAGCTTGTATTGCCATCCATTTTGAACACAGGCACATGCGGAAATCGTCTTTGGATAGCTTCTGCAAGATGGTCACCCTCCCAGGTGAATCGGTGAA